CTGAAAGGCGTAACCGTCTCGCAGGCAGAGAGCGGGAAGCCTGTTCTCATCTGTCTACACCGACAAAGGTGTTCGGGATGAGCGCGAGCAAAAAGGGCGAAGTCGTGGACATGCCGCCGATGAGCGCGCCGGGGATCGTTCGTAACGGCGTTCACTTCATCTCCGTGGTTGCGCTCATAAACTGGTTGCACTTGACGGCGGCGCGCAGTACCCCGGTTGCTAGCCAAACCGCCTCAGCGATCGCCAACGAGATCGAGAAATGGGCCACACGATGACCCCCTCGGAGCTGCGCGAACTCGCTGAGGCGGCGACGCCGGGGCCGTGGGGCTACCGCGTGAACGAAGGTGCTGAGACTTGGGGCTGGATTCTCGGCTTTGCTCCTGGGCGCGAGCAGGCCGTGGCCGCAATCGGTCTTGGAACGAATATCGAGGAACCGAACGCCCGCCTCATCGCCCTCGCGCCCGACCTCGCGCGGCTGTGCGCTGAGATGGCGGAGGCTTTGGATGCCTCGGATTCGCTGATTCGCTTTCTAAAACCCGACCTCAGTCATACACGTCCTCGTGCCAATGAAGTGGCAGCTCACAATCGCTCTGCCCTCGCCAAGCTCGCCGAGCTGGAGGCGCAATGAGGCTCTTCCATCGCCTACGCGGGCACTGGTGGTTCATTAGAACCTACGGTCCGCTCACATACACGCAATACGAAGCGCTCAGACATCAACGCGAAAGAGAGACAGGCGACGAGTTCGATCCCTCGCGGCATGGAGAACGAATGCTGCGAGCAGTCGGTGCTTCCGGGGAACAGATTCTGGAGGCTAAGCGAAAGGGTTTGGCATGAGCAAGCCCGCCTCCGAGCTGCTGCGGGAGTTGGAGGAGGCGCTGCTTGAAGGCTCACAAATCGAGGGGCCTCTTGGTGCGTTCGCGTGGCATGGTCTTTGTTGTAAGACGATCCTGCTCGAAGCCCTCCCCGAGACCCGCGCGCTGGTGGAGGCGGCAATGACACGTCATTACGAACAGGAGCCGTCGCATTGCGACATGCCGCCCGCGTGGTGTCCGGTCTGCTCAACTGAGGCTGCCCTCTCCGCCAAACTTGAGGAGCAAGCATGAGCGACAGAGTTCCTCCGACCGCCTCTGAGCTGCTGCGGAAGCTGGACGAGCAAGCATGGGCGGGTCCTTGGAGGGTCGATGACCCGATGGATGGAGAGTCGTCCGTCATCGGCATCGTCCCCACGAATGATCCTGAGGTGACGCTTGCGATGGACATTGCACCCGAGGATGCTCGCCTGATCGCCGCCCTCCGCAATGCCCTCCCCGAGATCCGCGCGCTGGTGGAGGCGGCAGAACGTACTGACCTCTATGCAGGATCGACATGGCAAGAGTTGCAGCCCGTCCTTACCGCCCTCGCCGTCAGACTCGAGGAGCAAGCATGAGCGAGTTCGCGGAGGGGCGCGAATGATCACCGAACAGGATATGGTCGATCTGCACGCGAAGGCCGAGAGTGTCATCGGGACGGCTGAGAGCGTCAACAAATGGTTCACAGCTCAGAGCGTCGATCCGCAAGGTGTATTCCAATTCGGGAAGGTGATCGGTGCAGTGGGCGCGCAGGGCGTCGCTGCGAAAGAGCACACCATGGTCGATGCGATCGCCGGCGCGGCTGTCGCTGGGATCGAGCTCGGGATGCGCATGGAACGCCTGCGCAGGAAGAGACATGGGTAAGGCTGCACGCAACCGCCGCATCCGCAAACTCGCCTATATCGCCGATGGGACCGGCAAGCACACGCGCTCGATCGCGCGGGCTCTTCGCCGCCATGGGCGCTTTCCTCTTCCGAAGAAGGAGGGACAGCGATGAGCGGGCATGAGATCATCGTCACGAAAGACGGATACGAGGTCCACTTCGTCTATCACGAGGGCGGCATGGTCGTTCGCATCGCGAAGGAGGCGGTTGAGATCTCCGCGCGAGGCTGGCACGCGTCCGATGCGAATCACGAGGCAGCAGCCAAGTGGGCGCGCGAGCACATCCGCGCTCACCGCAAAGCAGTCCGGACACTCAAGAGAACGTGATGGAGATTCGACTCGAGGTTCCGGGTCGGCCTGTCGCCTGGGAGCGGGTGCGCACCAATCGTGGCCGCTTCTTCAAGCCGCGGCGGACACGGAACTACGAGGAGGCTGTCGCGTGGACCTGCCGGGCGCAGAATGCAGATATGGGCGGAGCACCCTGCATTATCGCCATTGAATTTCGTGCGAAACGGAAGCTGACTGGCGACATCGACAACTATGCCAAGGCCGTGCTCGACGGTCTGCAGATCGGCGGAATGATCCAGAACGATAAGCAGGTATGCGAACTCCATCTGTCCTTTGGTCCTAACACCGAGGACATGACCCATATCATCCTTCGGGACGCGTAATATCCTGCTCAGCCCGTGATGGGTCGCCCGTGAAGGGCCGAGCAAGGAGGGCGAGATGCCCAAGGAGAAGATCTACGGCGACAAGCCGTTCGGTGAGGAACATCCCGAGCAGTCCGTCGTAGAAGTTCGCTGGGATCAGGAGAGCGGCTACTTCCAGATCGCGACGAAAGAGGCGATGGCCGAAGTCTTCATGGCTGGAGACGAGCTTCCTGAGAACACGATTCCGGCTCAGTACGGCTGGTACGTGACACTCGATCGCCGCGGGATCAACGATCTGATCAAGACGCTCCGCCGCGCTCGCGACCAGGCCTACGGCCGGGACGAGTAGTACGATCCGGTTGCGCCGTAGAGCAGTCCGGTAGCTCGCCTGGCTCATAACCAGGAGGTCGCGGGTTCAAATCCCGCCGGCGCCACTAGACCAACGCGCATAGAGCGAACGGTCATAGGGGGCGGTCAGTGAAAGGATCCCGCTGGCCGCTCCCCCGCGGTTCGTCGCGTCCGACTCGTACAATCGCGCGCATGGCGGCCATGGAGGAAAGGGAACGCACGGCGGCCGATATCAGCGAGGCCGAGAAGGTCGAGTTCCTGCAGCGCATCTATCAGGGGCTGAACCGCCAGGAAGCCGCACACTCGATGGGTTTCTCCTCCCCGCGGCCCTGGCGCGCACTCTGTTCTCCGCAGTCGCCTTTCTACGATGGGGATTTTCACAACGCCTACGAGCGGGCGAACGGATCTCTTGAATTCGAGCAGAACAGGCTCGAACGTCTTCGAGCCGAGGGCCAACGGCGAGCTCTCACCGATTCCGATCGCCTGCTCGAGAAATTCCTCATGGTCTACGACCCTGACTGGCGTGTCCTGCGCGAGAAGGACGTCAACGTGTCGGTCGACGTCATCGTCCAGCGTGTCTTCAAGACGCTGTCCACCGATAAGCTCGAGCAGATACTGGCCTGGATGGACTCCGAACAGATCGAGGAAGCAGAAATCGAAGAGCTACCTCCAGGAAGAGATGGAGGCCTACCTTTGCATCGAGACGAGAACGGCGAGCTGCTCGATGCAGACGATTGAAGATGATCCTCCTTTTGACCGTATCTACCGCTGGCGCAACAACGACCGGCGCCGGCATCTGTACGGACGGCGCTGTCGCGTGCTCGCGAAGGGTTCGACCATGAACTCCTGTCTCGTCGAGTTCGAGAACGGTCAGCGGCATATCGTCTCCTGGCGCGCGCTGCGCAAGGTCCGCGATGGATGATCTCGCGCGAGTTTCGATTCCCACACTCGCTTCGCATGCTCAGAAGCTCGTTCGCATGGGTGCCATCACTGGAGAGGCGGCGCTCGCGCTCATCATCTGGCCGGATCCCCAGGATATGATCCGGCACCTCGAGCTCGTCGCGCCGGATGAGCTTGAGAAAGAGCCGTACAGGATCGCGGCATGAGCGATCGCGTCGATGAACTGAAGGAACGCCTGCGCAGGGAGATCCACGAGCGCCGCTCAATGGAGGAGTCCGAGCGGCTCTCTGGTTCCTTCCGCGACTTCGTGCGCGAGGCGTGGAAGGAAGTGAAAAAGAATGTCATCTACTCCCATAACTGGCACATCGATGCGATCTGCGAGCACCTCGTGGGAGTGTCGATAGGGGAGATCAAGCGCCTCCAGATCTGGGTGCCGCCTGTCTCCATGAAGTCATTGACGGTCTCGGTCCTTTGGCCCGCCTGGGAGTGGACCTTCAATCCCTGGATGCGCTACTGGGGGGCGAGCTACGAGACGCGGCTCGCGGGCCGTCTCGCAGCAACCTCGCGCAACCTGATCACGAGCGAGTGGTATCAGGCGCGTTGGCCAGTCTCGCTAATCCGCGACGCCGAGCACTACTTCGAGAACGATCAAGGGGGCACGCGCCTGGCGACGAGTCCGGAGTCGACGGGAACGGGCGAACATGGAGACCGTATCCTCATCGACGATCCTCTCTCGGCGCAGCAGGCGGAGGCCACTTCCAAAGCGAACCTGACACACGTCAACGAGATCTGGTACGACGGAACGGTCTCCACGCGGGGAACGAACGAGAATCACGCGCGCATCATCATCATGCAGCGCCTGCACGAGAACGATCTCGCTGCTTATGTGCTCGGGCTCGAGGACTGGACGGTGCTCTGTCTGCCCGAACGTTTCGAGCACAATCATCCCTATGCCTGGCGGGGGAAACGCCAAGACATCCAAAGTCTGGGATCGACTTTCGGAGGCGGGGATCCACGGATGATCGATGGTGAGCTGCTCTGGCCCACTCATCGCCCGGATGAGGTTTCGGATGCGATTCGCAAGTCGCTTCGACATCGCTATGCGGGCCAGCAGCAGCAGCGACCGGCGGCGCGGGAGGGGCAGCTCTTGATGCGCTCGTGGTGGCGCTTCTATCCGCCGAGACTGATGGAGGACGAGACCCGTCGCCCACGCTGCCACATGGTCTGCCAGACCGTCGACACGCCGCTCAAGGACAAGGAGTCGAACGATCTCGTCTCCATCCAGGCCTGGGGAGTGAAAGGCGCGGATCGATACCTGCTCGACGTTCGCACCGATCACATGAACTACTCGAAATGCAAGCGCGCGATCAAGGAGCAGGCGGCCTATGTGCGCAAGCTCTTCCCGAGGGCGCGGCACGTAGTCCTGATCGAGAACCGCGGCTACGGGGTCGAGCTCATCGTCGATCTCAAGCGGGAGCTGACCGGCGTCACCAAGATCGATCCTTCGGGCGACGGCGACAAGGTCATGCGCGCGGAGGCAGCGTCGGACGATCTCGAATCCGGAAACTGCTGGCTGCCGGGACTAGGCGGTGGCGCGGACGAGTCGCTCGGGCCCGCGAAGGTCATTTCCGCGGAGATTTCGGAGTTCATCGAGTCCTGCGCTACCTTCCCGAACGCAGCTCATGACGATGACGTCGACGCCTACTCACAGGCGATGAACTATCTGCGCGGACGGCTCGTGAAGGCTGGGCGTGTGGGCACAATCTTTCGCCAGCGGCGAGTCGCCTGATGGCCGAGAAGCCGCGCGAGGGGTCCTTCGAGGAACTCATCTTCCGCACCCGCCGCGTGCTCGGGAAGCGGGAGACGCAAGCCTTCCAGGATTCTTTCCCCGTCATCGATCGCACGGCCGATCAGTTCGGAGTGCGCGCGGCGGCATCAATTGAGGAGGCCGAGAACGAGCGTTTCCCCTGGCTCAAGCGCCGGCGTCAGCGGAGACGGGCACGGCCGTGATCACCATTCTCATTCCCGTCCTCGCGCGGCCGCAGAACGCGCATCCGGTAATGGCTTCGATTCGAGTGGGGACGAGCGTCTCGAGACGCGTCATCTTCCTCTGCTCGCCGGGAGATGAAGAGGAGATCATCGTCTGTCAGCGCACGGGTGCGGAGGTACAGATCGTCGAGTGGGAGGCGGGGCACGGGGACTGGGCGCGGAAGATCAACTACGGTTTCACGCTCTCAGAGGATCCCTTCGTGCTTCTCGGAGCTGACGATCTCGCCTTTCATTCGGGATGGGATACCGCGGCACTCGAAGTGGCGGAGCGTACGGGCGCCGGCGTCATCGGGACGAACGACCTCGGGAACGCAACCGTCATGGCCGGGAAACATTCGACCCATCCTCTCGTTCGCCGCTCGTACATTGACGAGTACGGGACGGTCGACGAGCGCGGGAAGATCTTGCATGAGGGTTACCGGCACCAGTGGGTCGACACCGAGCTCGTGGAGACGGCGAAGGCTCGGGGTCAGTGGGCGTTCGCGAAGGACTCGCGAGTCGAGCACCTGCATCCGTTCTGGCACAAGGGGAAGATGGACGCGACGTACAAGAAGGCCCTTTCGACGCCGCAGGAAGATCACCATCTGTTCGCGAACCGCCGCAATCTCTGGATTCGCGAGAGACGACGCGCGCGCTTATCAGCCTGATAAGTCTTCGTCCTCGTCGCCGGGATCGGCGTCGATGATCGGAGGACGCACTATTTGTCCTCCTCCTTCGCGAGCAATTTGTGGCCGGCAACGACCAGCGCGCGGCCGCCGAGGATGAGAGCCGGGATCAGTGTCCAGGATGTCACGAGCCAGGCAGTGATCCAGGCGACCCAGATCCAGAAGCCCGCGCAGTAGGGACAGGTGACGAAGATCCCCAACTCGAGCCGGTAGTCGTCGGGGACCTCGTACGGTCGTCTGGTTTTGGGATCAAGCCCGGGTTGCCATTCCTTCCCCATGCGCAACACATAGCGGCGCGGCCGGTCGAGGATGTCATCGAAGGCGACGAGCTGAAACGTGGACCAGGCCGCGGCTCCAATGATCAGAACATGCAGCCAGAGCGGCGCAGCGAGGAGGGGGTCGAAGTTCACTCAGGTCCTGGCCGCTTGCGCACGGTCAGCGAGATTAGCGGCAAAGTCCGACAAACCCGCGGGCCAGGGTCGCGGCTGCATATGTACGCGCGCGTCGTCCCAGAGAATCGACTGCAGGTGTCGATCGGCGTGGAACTTGCCCTTGTCGTGCTCGAAGTAACGCTCGGCTCTGCGTTGTCGTTCTGCGCGCTGTGCCCAGCCGAAATGAAAGACCGAGCTGCCGGAGCGCTTGAACCTGGTGCGGCGAACGATGGCCGGCTCCCGACCGCAGGCGAGCTTGCGGTCGGGTATGTCCCATTCCCTCGTCCACGTCCCGGGAGCTCGCCAGAGAATCGGGCAGAGACGGCTTTTCCACATCCCGTCGACGCGAATGTGCAGGTGCTGCGCGTCGCAGGCCCAAACCTCTTCCATATCCAGTGTGTACACGGGATTGCGGCCTTGGTCCGCGAGAAGACGGATCGTATCTGGATGACTGACGAATTCATCGGCGTCGATCGAGAGCACGAAGTCGGGGTCGGCTCGCATCGTCCACTCGAGGAGGTTCTGGCGTGCTTTCGACTCGTATTCGTAGAAAGCGGGGCCCGGATTCCGCTTCACGAGTACGGGCTCGCGGAGTCCGCCGAGCCACTCGAAAGTGCCGTCTGTCGAACCATCATCGAGCACCCGGATCTCGTCGCAGAAGGTGAGCAGGTGCTCGATCGCTAATCGGAGGTAGCGATCCATCTCGTCTTTGGCAATGACTGAGGCGACAAGCTTCATTCCTCCCGCTCCTGGGGGATGGCGAGTTCAAAGACAGTCAGCGGAAATGACCATGCTGGACTTTGCATCGCGGAATAAGGCGTCGAAAAGATGGCTGCCTCGTCAATAGAACCGAGCATTGGACCAATCCCGGTCATAACGAACGAAATACTTGCCCGTCACGCGCTCACGCAGCACCCGCGCCTCCAAGCTCTTGTCGCTAGGGGTCACGACTTCACGTCCTTCCAGCCGCGTTCTTGTGCCATCCGTCGTGCCTGCTCCATCATGGCTTCGGAAGGTGGTTCCATACTGACAATGTCGAAGCAGAGAGCGCCCTTCGTTTCTTCATCAAGTTCGTCCTCAATCCGCTCCCATCGAGCGGCAGCCTCGGCATCAATGAAGAAGGCGCGATAAAGAGCGCGATTCAAAGTCTCCAGCAACCTCAGCTCGTCGCTCTGGCTCTTGTCGCTAGGGGGCATCAGGCAGCTCCCATCACGACCAGGGCAAAACCAAACCCGGAAACCTGGCCTCCAAGAACACTCCAGATACGCCAGTCCGGAAGTAACGGAGGGCGTGCAGAAATCGCTATGCCAAAAAGTTGGAGCGCAAGACCGAGGAGCTGGATGTCCTTCACGCCCCGCCCTCCCCATCGCTCGCCCGCTTGCCTTCCGAGGCGGGGGCGAACGGAATGATTCGCTCGGCCATGTGGCGCGGGATTCCTTGCGCCACGAGCACTTGTACGCTCGGATTCATCGAGTGAATCTCGGCCAACAATCGGCGGAACATCCGGCCTCGAGATCGGCGGCTCATTCCGCGCCCCCCTCATCTCGCTCGCTGGCGAGAGCGGCGGTGATCTTGTAGTACCAGCCCGTATCCCGCAAGAGATCGGAGCGCCGCAATTGATCAAGCAAATCCCGCAGCCGCTCGACTTCCCCCAGCGCCTCGTTGAGCGCAGTGAGCGTGTTCTCGACCGTCTTGCCGAGCGCGGCCTGCTCCTGCTCAGCTTCCTCACAGCGCTCCTCCAGCGCCCTGATGGTGTTTTCGTATCGATGCGCCTGCGCATCTGCCTCTGCGAGTAGTTCCTCCAGCGCCCGGAACTCGGCGGCGAGGGCGGCGAGAGCAGCGTAGAACTCAATACGGTGCGGGCCGTCACGCCACGGCCCATCCTCATCGCGGAATCCCTCATGCACGAATAGGTCGGCCTTTTCGCGCAGCGTCTCCAGGGCTTTTTCTCTTCCGCTGCTCATTTCCAACCCCATGACCACATATCTAGGCGAGCGCCGAGTGCTTCGAATAAGCGACCGAGCCAGCGCACAATTTGCCTGTGATATGGCCCCCACTGCGATCGGCTCCAGCCGTAGGTTGGGACTCTCTCTCGCTCGTCGCTCACGCGCCCACCGGAATCTTGGCTCCGCTCTCCATGATGTGCTCCGTCTGGTGATGCCGCCAGAGAGTGCAGCGGTCAGAATCAGCGGTCGAGCCGCAGCGAGGTACGTAGCAGGCCGCGCAGATTGTCATTAGCTGATCCGGGTTGTGGCAGTACGTCACCACGTCTCCGAGGCGGAATGTCCACCACTTGTGATTCGGGTGATACGGGCAGGCAGCAACCAGCTCAATGTCGTATCCGCCGTCGAGCCAGAAGGAGTTTTTGGCCCTCTCGCCGCTCACGAGGAATCACCGAGGAGGGCGTCGAGGCGGGCTAGGAGATCCGTATCAGCCCAGTCCTTGTCCTGCGGGAAGTCATCGATGTAGTCCGAGATCACGTCGGCCATGTCCGCGAGCAGCGCCGCCATCTCGGGAGCGAGGGCGATAAGACGAGCGTCGGACTCCTCATCCGCAGAGGCGAAGCCAAGTGTCCCCGACGCAATCGTGATCCAGTTTGTCGGAGTCATTCCAACCCGACCGACAACTTTCCACGGCCCATCGGTCGCCTCCTCCACCAGCGCCCTTAGCCTGGCCGCTGTGCCGCGTGCGGGGGGTGAGGGGGTCACCACTGCTGTCTCCTGAATGCATCGCGCATCATTCTCGAGACACGCCAGAGGGCAGCGATATAACCGCAGAAGAAGCCACCGAAGAAGGCGAAGAAGACATCGATCCAGTTCACCTCTGCTCCTCCCTCCGTGCGAGGCGGGGCGTCATGTCTGCGCTGATTCCCAGTCGTAGGTAGCGCCGGGATGCCAGGTGCGTCCTGTGGCGTCATCGATGAGTCGAAAACCCACTGGCATTCGACCATTCTCAAACACGACCTGTGCCTCTTCCCATGTATCCCAACTCGTTACGTAACCGAGTTCAGGTTCGGCCATTCCTTCCTCGAAGCCGATGTGTAGAAGGACGAAACGGCCAGCTCGCACCCCCGCGCTCCCGCCACCTCCCTCGGTGCCGGTCACGTCTCCATCCAAGCCCAGTAGGGCGCCATCCACTTCTCCTCGTACTTTCCCCATGGTCGACTCCAGCCCTTCTCGATGTATGTCTCGGTCAGTGTGACCCATGGCTCGCACGGAAGCCGGTCGAGCTGTGGCACGTCGAGGTCGGGAACGATCCAGGCGCGGCTCGGCGAGTAGCGTTCCTGCCACTCTGTGAAGCCGAAGCGGCCGCGGTAAGGGATCTCAGGTCGCGCCCGGAACGCGGAGACGCGCATCAGTCCGACGCCGCCGATGTTCGTACACGGCTCGATGTCATAGTCCGGGTAGACGACGCCGTCACGTCCCTGCATGGCGACCATGCCAGCTTCCATGCCGAGCAACTCGAGCTCGGGATGCTTCTTCATCACTGCGGCCATCTTGTCGAGCCAGCCTCCGGGGAGTGCGATGTCGTTGTCGATCTTCGCGAACACGTCGGCCTCGGATGTCGCGAGGTAGTGGTTCATTGCCGCCGGCGGGGATCCGAAGTTGGAGAGGCGCAGCTCGACGTCGATCATGCGGTCCTTGCGGCGGAAGGGATGAGCGTTTTCGCGCAGGAATTCGAGTGTGCCGTCCTCACTTCCGTCGTCGTAGACGACGAGCCGCTCGACGAGATCCCAGTTTGTGTGGGCCATCATCCAGGCCCAGACAGCGGATGTCATCTCAAGACGGTTCCAGCAGAGGAGGAGGATGTCGATCGTCACCCCACAGCCTCCGATGGATCCCAGCGGAACGAACGTTCGGCTAGTGCCATGTCGATCACCCACCAGCGCCCATGCACATCCTGCAGCAGATCCACGCTCCAGTCCTGTCCCTCCATCGCACTCCAGGCGCGCTCGGCGAGTTCGCGCACCTGCCATTCGTCGTCATGTTCCAACTCCGAGATGGCCGCGAGCTTTTCCTTCCAGTCTTCCTCGTCGGGCTCGCCCTCGTCGACGGCTCCCGGGGGCCAGTACGGCTGGAGATGTGTTACCTCACCATTCTCAACGAAGACGCGGAACTCACGCGTTACCGGGAAGTTGTTGTAACGATGACAGGTGAAGAGCGGCTTCGTTTGGATCAAGTCACGGACCGCCCAGACATCGTGCGGTAATCCCACGATACCGACCAAGTGCGACCACTCGACTAGCGCACCTATATGGCGACTGATGTTCTCCGCATCCGTGACGAAGCATGTCGCGCACCAGTCATGTTTGCCGGAGCCTTGACCCGTGCGCAGGAAACAGGGCAGACCGTGGTCGTAGCAGGCGGCCTGCACGAGCGCATGGAATTCGGCCCAGCCCTCTGGGGCCAGTCCGTCCAGTAGTACAGTTAGATCGGTCGCAGCGCGGATGATGGTGGTACGGGGGACCAGGACACCCGCTTGCTCGAGCCGCGGCTGCCAGTAGGAAAGACAGTTGACATCGTACGAGAACCCGTTAGCCATCGCTCATCCTCCTCGACTCGCGGTAAGCGCGATCGGGATCAAAGCCGATGAATGGCCTCGTCGCCAGACGCGAGAATCTCTTGCTCAGCTGTTTCGCGATTCGTTTCCCACAGGCTTTCTGGTCCTCGCAATGCTCGTCCTGCTCCGGAATGGCGGTGAGACAGTGAGGACAGAGCTTCACGCCGGACAGAGCTCGCGGTAGTGCTCGACGGTGATGCAAATCTCGCCGGGGCAGTTGAGACCGAGCGCGCCGACGCACGGTTCTATGCGATCCTCGTAGGTCGGCGCGCTCACATAGGGCTGCTCGAGCCAGCACGTCTCGCAGACGACGCCTGGCTCCACATTCTCTTCGGAGAAGAAGGCGCGGATGCAGGCGTGGTTGTAGTCGTTGGTCGCCGCGACGAGCTTCTCAAGAAACGGCTGCCGGCGGCGGAATGCCGCCCTCTTCTCGAGTTTGCGGAGCTTCGCCGGAGAGCGCTTCACACGTGAACGGCGAGTCACGGCGCGAATGTGCTCTCGATCTTGCGTCGCTCATCTGCCATCTCAGCGAATGCGATGGGGCACGAGTCGCGAATATGCTTGTCGATCCCATCTTCAGTGACGAACTGTCCGCAGTAACACCGGAGCCGCTTTCCACAATGGACACAAACACCGCTGCCGCGCCAGTCATGGTCCCCAAAATGGCAATTCGGATTGATCATCCGTTCTCCACAAGGTAGATGCCGGCGTCCCATTCTTCGGGTCCGTTGGGAGTCGAAGGGTAATGTGCCGTCCATCCTTCGATCTCGTACCGGCCAACGGAGAGGCTGCGCCAGGAATCCTCGAGGGCGCCATGAAGGAGCTCGAGGCCAGCCTCGCGGACGAGCCATCCGATGAGGCAATTGTGATCCTTGATTAGTTCTCCGTCAGGCCCGTTCAATATGTCGATCTGCGGGCAGTCGGATTCGTGCTCGATATCGTAGTCCTCGCCCTTCTCCAGAATGACGAGCCAGTGGCTCACAGCAGCGCCTCCTGTGTCCAGCGGTGCTCGAGCGCGAGCAACTCATCGAGGCGAGCCATGGTCTCCTCGCGCGTCAGATCCTCACCGAGGTACTTGAAGGCGTAGAAGCCCGCCGCATATGGCTTGAACCACTCGCTGTGCTCGAAGTGATAGGGGCGTCCCATGACGACGGCTCGCTGCATCCGGAGGTGGCAGCGCTGGCAGAGAGCGACAAGGTTGAACCAGCGGCAGTGCGTCTTGTCCTCGTCCAGGTGGTGAACGGTGAGGATGCGCCACTGCGCCTCAACCGTGAAGCCCGCCCACTGCGGATCAGTCCAGTCCGGCGAAGCGTTGTCGATCTCTACGATCACGACGTCTCCGGCTTGCGTTGGCGCGAGAGCCGCTGCGTCGGCGATCTTCCAGACACGCAAGGGCCCTCCATGCCTGCACTGCGCGTCGCATGGAGACCACTCGCCATTCCCGTGCTCGCCCTTGCGATACGGGTGCCCGCAGCGCTGGCAGCGATGACCGGCCTGCTCGCGGATTAGATCTTTGATTGCGGGGATGATCTTGAGTCCGTAAGTGGCGAGCGATCCCTCCGAGCCGAACACCTGGACATATCTCCCCTCGGCCACGATTTCACCATCACGGCCAAACCGTTCATGCATCTTGGGAAGCAGTGTGTGCGCTCGATGCCAGGTTTGCGGGTAGCCATCTCGTCCGCATTCCCACCGCTCGTACTGACGCAGTAGATCACTCATCGGGATGATGGATGCCGACGGCGTCGTCAGAGATCTCGGCCCAAAGTTCCTCGCCGCACTGACAGCGGCCCGGCACAGACTCGAAGACGTGGATAATGCCCTCGCATTTCTCGATGACACGGCCCTCGACGGTCACGGGATTGTTCCCGGGCGTGACGAGCCGTCCTGGAAACTTGCGCAACTCACCCATCGCGGACCTTCAAGACGAGATCGAGCATGTCGCCACGCTCCTTTCGGTGAGAGGGTTGTTGCCACATGCGGTTTGGGGCGCTCGCCCAGGGCAGATCTTCGTAAGGAACGTCGACGAGCACGCGCGGGGTCAGGGCCGTGAAGACGATGTCGCAGGCGCGGTAGAACCAGTGCCGTTGATCGAAGAAGAACTGACCTCGGGGTATCCGGCGGAACGCCTTGAACGGCAGGTCGCGATGGAAGACCGCGCCGAAGCCGACGAGCGCGTGCTCTTGATAGAAGGAGTGCCGGAAGTTGGCGGGCATGTTGCAGACGACACCTCCGCCGAAAATGTGATCCCACTCGCGGCCGAGCGCGTCGTAGTAGCGATTGACGATCTCATGGATGCCCTCTGGTTTATGCAGCACGTCGTCATCCTGCACATAGATCAGTTCGCTACTCGTGTACTCGATCGCCGCATAGCGGCCGTAGACGGCGAGATCACGAATGTCATCGTCGAGCGTCATCAGCCGAGAGGGCGTCTTGGCTCTCTCCAGCACGTTGCCAGCACCGTTATCCCAAACGATGACCTGCCAGTCCTGCGGTATGGACTCGAGGATCGATCTGAGATCGACATCACCGCGAGTGACGATGATCGCCGAGACGTTCACAGGGGCTCCCGGAAGCAAGCGCAGAGGTCGTCGCCGCGATGTTCTGATCCATCTACCACCACCACGCTCCGAGGCCGATCCCGATAGCCAGCCCGACCATGAGGCCGAAGAGATAAAGCCCGCAACCCTCCCAGGCGTCTCTGTTCACCAGCGCCATTCCGTGAGCTCACAGGCGATCTCCTTCTCGATCTTCGCACGCCGCTCGTCTGGCTGACTGTTGACTGCGGCTCCGACTGGATGCCATTCCACCCAGGCGAGCTTGAGAAGGGCATCCGTGCGAGTCTCGATCAGATGTTCGAGAAGGGTGTACTCGGCTCCCTCGGCGTCGATCTTCAGGATGATGTCGTTTTGGTCAAGCTCAGTGATGAAGCGGGCAAGATCAATGCAGGGAACAGCCCGAGAGCCGCACTCCTCGCACGTGCGCCCACCGAGTCCCTGCCCCTCGAAGCCTACGAAGCCGTCATGTATCCAGACGGCCTTTCCCTCGATCCATATCTCGGTACCGCATTTCTCCTGCAGCTCCCTGCCCTGTGCGAGTGCCTCTTGGAGGCCGTCGACGTTCGGGTCAAATCCGTACAACTTGTCCGGGCAGAACTCTTCGAGCAGCCGCTCGATGGAGAAATCGCCGCCGTAACGGGCGCAGCCGACGTCGATGACGATCATCGGAGACGGCGCTCCAGGTGTTCTAGGAGTTTCAAACGTTCCTCGATGTCCCACCATTCTTCATCCTGCTGAAGTTCAGCTAGTCCCGCACAGTCAGACTTGTGTTGTCCGCGATCGTCATGGAAATGGTTGAGGCAGTGCGGACAATAATGCGCATTTCCGATGAAGCCGAGAATTCTGATCACGGCAATGACGGCGTCCGTCTGGTCTTTAGTCATCGTTCCTCCAGGATCTTGCGCATGCCCTGCGGATCGTCGACGGCCGCCTTATAGCGCTCGGCGCGCTCTGCATTCGCCTGGAAGTTCGGCTCGAGCGAGCGATCGACGAGCGGATGATCGAGATGGTAGGCGATTCCGTTGATCCGGCTCCGGCCACCGAAGGTCGCGTAGGCATAGAAGAACGCGGCAACCTGATGGCCCCAGCCGCGGAAGCGTTCATCGAATCCTCCGATCTCATCCCAGATGTCCCGGCGCACGGCGAACGCGCACTCCCAGGTCAAGCTCGTCTCCTCATCCGTCTCGCATTCCTCTGGGTAGCGGCCGTTCAGCCTCTCCTCGGTGCCCTGTCTCGTGAGATAGCGCAGATGCGAATAGACGACGACGTAGGCACCAGTCAGATACGAGCGCATGAGAGCCGCTTCGATGCACTGCCGTGGAGCGAGGATATCGGCGTCGCAGAAGAGCGCGACATCCCACTCGCCGGCATTGTCGGCGGCGATGTTGCGGGCTCGAGCGCGCTCGAAGACGCGGCCGATGTTGTTCCCCTCGACGATAGGGACTCCGACGGTGGCGAGGTTCTCGCGCACGTTCGCCCAGCTGCGAGCGCGGGGTCCGTTGTCGGTGCGCCAGGGGACGAGGATGACGGCCTTCATTCCTCCTCCACAGCAATACGGCCGATGATGTAGCGCGTGAACCTGTTGTCTGCGACGACGCGTATCACCCGAGCCGTCGGGGGCATGGCGTGTTCCAGGATCGCCAGTTCGACTGCTTGTTCGGCAGTGGGTGCCTTCACATAGCACCACTCGCCAGATCCCCAGCCGCCCCATGCCCAACGAAGCCGTCTCGTTCGATGTTCACTTGACGATGACCTCCATCACGAATACGAACGCGAAGAGCAGAGCGGAAAAGAGAAGGAAGGCACCATCGTGCGACTTCGCGTCGTTCAAGGGCCGAGCCTGAGTCCACCACTCTCTGCCGTACTCACGGTCGTAGAGACGATGTGTGGACTCGGCGAGATAGCAGTGCTTGCAGTCGCCGCGGCGAAGGATGTGCCCGACCGGCTCGAATGTATGACGAGAGACAGTCGTACCCGAATGCGGCGGGAAGTTGGTGACGGCAAGTCTCGTCACGCGTGCGCGATGCATCCGTAGCCTGCCGCGAATGACATACCGTCGACGGTGAAGCCGTGCCGCCAGTCATGGCGGATGATCTCGAACCCCACCTCCGTCAGCAGCCGCTCCATGCCCGCCTTCGTGAAGCGGTGCAGGTCCTCAGGCTCGACTTCGGGCCAGTTGGTCGGATAGGTGAGGATGAGACGACCGGAATGCTCGCGCATCTCCGTCGCCATCATCGCCAGCAGATCGAACAGATCCGGGAAGGGGATGTACTGAACAACTTGGGTGCAAAGGATCGCGTCCCAGGGCTTGCTCGGCCAGAAGGGGTACTCGCCCACATCCTCGCCGGAGAGGTTCGCCGGGAATTCGGCGCGGTCGTAGCCGACGTACTCGTCGCATCCTGCGTTCACGATGCCGCGATAAGGCATCCTCCCGCAGCCGTAGTCGAGCACACGGCCCGAGAGATAGCCTTCATCGGCAGCGGACTGGACAAAAGTGCGAATGGATTGTTGCTCGAGGTCGCGAAGAGTCGTCATCTGAAAACACCTCGCCGCTTCACGAACTCGGTCGCGCTCTTAGTATTCGGCTCGTCGACATACTCGTGCGGGCCGACGGCGGTTCCAAACCACATGTCGTAAACGCCTTGCGCGGGCGCGACTCTAGTGAGGATGAACCTGCCCCACTTGCCGCTCTGGCACTTCACGACGAGATAGTCGCCGGGCTTCGGCAATGGGGTTGTCCAACCCACGCAGGTCAGCGTGTTCGGCTCTTCGGGCTGTTCGTCTGGGAAGAGGGCAATCGCGTCTCCCCACATGTTGTCGCCGTGGAGCACAAATGTCTCGGGATCCGGTCGAGGCTGTGGAGGCCATTTCTCCCATGGCTCCTTCTTGTATCGCCAGGGGATTCTCAGACTGAGAATGCTCATGTCGCTATCCATTCCCTCAAGTCGAGCAGGTCGTAGAACCAGGGGCGGCAGTCTTTCACCCGGAACTGCGAGCGGTAACAGGCGAGCGCCTGCATCTTGAGCCTGATCCAATCGAAGTCGTCGGGTTCGACGAGCATGCCCTCACGCGAGCGACCGTTGCGCGTGTATGTGTAGTAGAAGTGAACGCGGTCACCGAACACATCTCTCCCAGCGAGCGAGACGATGTTGTGCTGCTCATGCCCGCCCTCCTCATAGGTGGGCGCAAAGACAATCTCGGGATCCTCGACGAATTCGCTATAGCCTTCGAGCCAACGAGTGAGTGCATGGATGTCGCCGTCGCCGTCATCGGGGAAGAGAAGCTGGTCCCAGCCACATCCGAAAAGCTGGGCGACCAGGTTCGTTTCGTCCTCGCGCTCAACCGCCGTCACTCCGTACTGCGCCTGGATCATCGAGCGGTAGCAGATGACAATGCGCGGCTTGTACTTCAGGCAGGTGTAAGCAGCGAACAGTGCCTCATCATCATTGTGGGCGGCGAGGAGGAGCGCCCTCATAGTCCGCCGCGCAGGATCTCGTCCGTGAAGCTCTCGCGCGTCACGGGTCGCGTCACGCCCGAATGACCGATCTCTCCGTTCACGAAGATGAACTCCCGCCCGGTCCGTTCTGAAAGCCACTTGAGCGCGTCGTTGCAGAGCTGCCAGTCGTGCTTGGTTGCGTGGAGAATGTGCTCCTTCGGCGGAGGGCCCTTGCAGAGTGGACAGTCGACGCGGTATTGGCCGAGACAGATCAGGTGGTTACCACACTGATAATGGAACTCGCGGTCGAGCTCTCGCCAGCGCAATTCAGCCCCGGCCGTCCAGGGCTGCACACGCGGCGGCGATGCGAAGAGACGACCGCAGGTCATACAGAGCCAGCGCTTGCCGCGGAAGTGCTCGGTGAAGATCAGTACGTTCCCGCACTGACAGAGTGCGATCGAGTCAGGCTTCTCGGGGCTCACCGCAGAGGGGTTCCGCCCGTGCGGTGCAGCATGGTCGTAACGATCCAGGCGCCGCTCGGTGTCTCGCGCAGGATGAAGCCGATGCGGCCACACTCGAGGAAACGATCGCTCGACGGAAGCTGTCGGCGGCGCTCGGCATACATACGAAAGACCTTCGGCTTGTGATCCAAGAGCGGACTCTTCGCGAGCCCTTCGAGAATGACTTGCCTGATCTCGGAGTCGATCTCCGAGAACTTGCGCTCGTCGTCGCGGCTAAGTACGCGCTGGCGGTAACGATCGACGACGTGCGCCGACAAGACGATGTCTCTCTCTTCGATCACCCTCGCTGCCATGTTGCCACGCGCCTCCACAGTTGATTGCGAACCAGACAGGGTAATTTTACCAGCGGCTGTTCCACATGGTCAAAGTCGGGCTAGACTGACCGCAGCGCCGGCGCTAGCTGCGGACCAGACCAGTTCCACAGTTGCGTCGGCGCTCTTGTCCGTCCTCTCGCGACTCCTACAATCGGTCGAACATGCCATGTGGTGGTTGTGGTGGGCGTTCGACGCCCCAGCTCAATGATGAGCAAATCAAGGCGCGTGAGGAGCGCCAGCGTCTTCGCCGTGAGCAGATCGCCGCACGGCGGGAGCGCCTGCAGACCATCCGTCAGGCCAGAATGAAGCCGAAAAAGTAAATGGCCGTTCCGCTTGCACGCAACGTGCCTGCTGTTCACGGTCTCGTCGCCTCAGCCAGCAAACTCGGAGAGGGACGGACATCGGGCATCAAGAAGCGCAGGGAGATGTCTTGGCAGAAGCAAGCCTTCTTCTATACGAAGTTGATCCCGGAGCTGAACTACGCCTCTCGCTTCTACGCGAAGATGCTCTCGAAGCTCAAGATCTTCCCGGCGTATCGACTCTCGAATGACGAGCTGGAACCGATCACGGAAGGTCCGGCCCTCGATCTGCTGGAGCGGATTCAAGATCCGGGAGGTGGCCGCTCTCAGATTCTGTGGAGCTACGGACGGCTCATGTTCATCATCGGGGAGTGCTACCTCTTCGGCTACGACCTCGGGACTGAGCAAGAGGCCTGGAAGATCGTCAATCCTGCCGAGCTCGACTTCGACGACGGTGGCAAGATCCTTCATCGCCCGACCGAGACGGGAGAGCCGATCACCTACTCGGCGGGCTCGGCCCAGGCCTATCGGATGTGGACACCGGATCCGCAGCGTTCGGGTGAAGCTGAGTCGCCGATGCGCGCGGTCATCGAGATCGCCGAGGAGCTGGATCTGCTGACGAAATCGGTGAAGTCGACCGCAGTCTCCCGTCTCCTAAACGGGATGTATAAGGTGCCGAGCGAGCTCTCTTTCGGCGCGGACACTCCGGGCCTGGACGAGGATCCGGAGGAGAACCCCTTTCTCGCGATGATGTTCGACCACATGATCTCGGTGGTGGAGAACGCTGGCTCGCCCGAAGCTGCGATGGGCTTTCTTGCGGAGGGCGCATATGAGTTTCTGGATCGCCTCGAATGGTCGCAGCTGCACGATCCACAGAACGACTACCTCGAGCAGGGCTTGCGCAAGGAAGCGATCGACCGGGCGGCAATGGGCTTGGACATGCCGCCGGAGATTCTGAAGGGGATGGCTGAAGCGAATCATTGGGGCGCCCGTCAGATCCTTCACGACACGTGGCGTTCCCACGGCTCTGTCATCGCCGAGCAGGCCGGCGACGATTTCGCGGACGCATACCTGCGTCCCGCCTTGCGGGATGCGGAGTTCTCCCGCTGGCGGGAGGTCGTCATCGGGTACGACGACTCCAATGTCGTCGTTCCGCCGGATCGCACCGACGATGCCGATAAGGCCCTTGATCGCGGAAACGTGAACGACGAGGGATATCGCAAGATGAAGGGCATCCCGGAGTCGATGGCGCCGAACGAGGAAGAGTTCCGGGTCTATCTCGCGGTCAAGCTCAAGGAGCCGGGGTTCCTGAAGGGAACGAAATGGGAACTGGAGCAGGAAGAGCCGGCGGACCAGCCACCCGGGCCGGATCCGTCGAGCGACGGGAAACCTCCTGCGGAAGAGACGCCCCCGGAGCCGGGTCCCGGAGGAACATCGCGGCGCGAGTCACGCGCCTCGGCGATTCAGGGTGCTGCTTGGACGGCGCTCTATCGCTGCCGCGAGCTCGCGGGCTCCCGTATCTGCACGACTCACCGACGTGCTCCTGAGTTGAAGGCATTCCTGGAGGAGTTCAAGGGAAAGTCCAATGCCGAGATCGCTCCGGCGCTCGGACAGCAGCGACTCCAGCAACTCGGGAACTTCGATGGGCTTGAGCTTGTGAAAGGCGGTGCGGATCCCTTCGTGATCTACCTCACCGACGAATGGGGTTTCACGAACGCGCAGGCGCAGGCGCTCTCCGAGATGCTCCTCGTGCATGCCGCGCGCACGCTCTTCGACAAGCGCGGTCCGACACTGCCCTCGGGTTTCCTCGCGCAGGTCGAGCGAATGCAGGACACTTCGAGCATGCTCTCTGAGAAGGCACTCGTCGAGCGAAACAACGAGGCGCTCGCTGAGGTCGAGCGCCAGATCGCAGAAAGAGGTGGACCGCGTGCCGTACATCTTGGAGCGGAGGGGTAGCCAGTGGTGCGTCAAGTCCACGACGTCCGGTAGGACGCACGGCTGTCATTCCTCGCGCGCGAAAGCGATTCGTCAGCAGCGCGCTCTCTATAGGAACGCTCCTGAATCGCTTGAGGATGGCACTGTCCTCGGCCTTGAGAATGCGATCTGTGCGGAAGATGGAGAGGTTGTCGGACACCTTTTCCCCTCGACTCCGGCCGATGAGAGTGGCAACATGCCCGCCATGAGCGCGCTTGCCGAAGCCGTACCTGAGACCGAGGCCGTTGCAGAGCGTAAACCTTGGGAGGGCGTGCTCGGCACCATCGGCTCGCCAACGAGCGATGGCCGCTATCTCGTTCCCGGCGAGATCACGAATCGAGATCTGCCCGTTCACTTCAATGTGCAGCCTGCTCTGGACGAGGCCCACAAGGGCGCGCGCAACGCGGGAAGCATCGAGGAGATCGAGTACATCCCCTGGGATGACTTCGAGCGCAAGGAAGAGTTCTACGCGGAGGATCAACTCGAGAAAATCCCCGCGGACGCCGTCGTCATCTGGGGTGTCGGCAGCATCGACGATTCAGAGTGGGGAGAAGAGGCGTTACGTCAGATCCAGAACGGCGCGGATGTCTCGCTTGACGGTCTTCGCTACAACGGCAAGTTCTACGACCCGACCAGCTTCGAGGAGATCGACATCTCAGAGATGGACCTCGGCGACGTAATGATGAGCAGCATGGAGGGTGAATATCTGAACGGCGTCGTCGGCAAGATCGGCGGCGTCACGGTAGTCGGCATCGGGGCCTTTGAGGAGGCTCGCGTCATCGTAACCGCCAGCGGAAGCCTTCGCATCCTCACTCCCGAAGAGAAGCGATCCCTCGGACTCGTCGCTACGGGAGGCCCGCTCAAGCCTCCGCGTCTGTGGTTCGAGAACCCGCATCTGACGGAGCTCACGCCGCTGCAGATCACGAAGGAAGGCCGCGTCTTCGGCCATCTCTGCGATTGGGATGGCTGCCATGTCGGCTTCCAGGGGATCTGCATGCCTCCATTTCGCTCGCCATCGAACTACGCCAACTTCAACGTGGGGGAGATCGAGTGCGATGACGGCTCCCTCATGCCTCACGGCAAGCTCATGTTCTCGCGCGACGGCGTTGGGCATGCTCCTCTGAATCGGGAGATCACGGCCGAGGAGGTTCGGGCCCACTACGACAACGCGACCTGTGTGGGCGCGTTTGTGCGCGCCGGGGAGGACAAGTTCGGCACTTGGCTTGCAGGAGCCCTGCGCTCAGATCTCAACGATCTCGAGATCCAGCACCTGCGCACGCATCCGCCCTCCGGCGACTGGCGCCCGATCAAGGGACAGAACGATCTGCTCGCTGCGTTCGCGGTTCCCGTTCCCGGCTTCCCGATCCAGCGCGCTCTTGTCGCCTCGGCTGACGGGCTCATCAGCGGAATCATCTCCGCCCCGCTCGTCATCGATCACGAGCTCGGCGCGAAGCGCCGCTTCCGCCAGCGCACGATGCTCGTCGAACGCGCGGCCGCAGCACTCGGCCATCGTCCCTCATCGCGAGCGAGGATGCGTCGCGAGATGGTCATCGCGAAGGATGTCTCGCACAAGGCCTGGTACTCAGATCTCAAGGAGTACCCGCAGGAGACGCGCAAGCGAATGGCGAAGTCCGGGACCGCGATGCCCGACGGCTCCTATCCCATCGCCGACTGCGAGGATGTCAACAACGCGCGGCGCGCGATCGGGCGGACACCACCCGCCAGGCGGGCCGCTGTTCGTCGCCACATCGCCAAGCGGGCGAACGCACTCGGCTGCAAGTAGTAGCTCGCATCCAGGCGCATCCTGCGCGCTCCCATCTCTGGCCCGCGCTACTTGAGAGCCTTGAGCCGCTCGCAGTCGAAGTGAGTGTCCATTCCTCGGATCCCCCGAATCCATGGGAGGGCTATCAGCGCGCGCTGCTCTCCGGGCTCGATGCTCCGGAGAATCCGACGCACGTGTTGGTGATCCAGGAGGACACCATCGTCTGCCGCAACTTTTCGCGCACTTTGTTGCGCATCGCGGCTGCGAAGCAGGACGAGCCTGTCGTTCTCTTCCTCTCTTGGCTTCCTCCCGCGGTCGCGAAGGACGCTCGTGAGGCCATGATCCGCGGAGATCGCTACTTCCGTCACCGGCCCGCGAAGTTTTGCTCCGTCGTAGCGGTGCTCTGGCCTGTCGAGGCAGCTCGCAGGTTTCTCTCCTGGGCCCAGAGCGGCGTGAAACTCCCCGGTTACCCCGACCGAGTGGCTTCCGACGACGCCTGTCTGGGCGACTGGATCCGCCGCAAGAAAGAGACAGTGTGGGTCGCGCTTCCCTCTCTCGTCGAGCATCCGGACACCGTCGAATCGGTGAAGGGACGTCAGAACGCGCTCTGGGGGAAAGACCGCGGGCGCTGTGCGCTCAATTTCATCGGCGAGCGCAATCCGCTTGAGCTCGACTGGTCAGACTAAGACGAAAGTCGCCGGGAGACTCGCGACCTCGACTCCCTTGATCGTGACGACGATCGTCTCCAGCTTGCTGGAGTCGACCTTCGAGATGCGGACGTCGAGGACAAGCGCCTCGCGCGAGAGATCGACGTCGCATCCGTCCAGGTAGAGCGATCCTCCGTGAGCCTTGCTTCCGCGAGAGTCGAGCGGGCCCCCGATGACGGTCTCCTCGCTCACGGCGTCGGCTCCGTCCCGTAGCCGAGGTCGATCTTCGCCTCGGCGACGACGTCGCCCCAGAGCGCCATCGGAGGGTTGGGATCCTTGTCGAGGTTGACGACACGGAAGGTCGAGTGCGGCGTCTCGCTCTCGGTGCGGCCGATGACGTAGGTGAATGCGCGAAGCCGAAGCGTCCGGCTCTCGACCTCGACCTCCTCATAGACGACGTTCTTGTCCGCGTCGCGGACCGGGTCGCCTTTCTCGTCACGCTTCATCTGCTTCTCGACGCGCTGGCGGACGACGATCTCGCACGCGCCGGGAGTCGTCGGGATCGGAATTTCGACGTAGGCGAAGTTGCCGAGCGTCGCGACGACGTCGTCTCCGAGCTTCGCGCCGACGGTCGCCGCCGTTCTCGCCGGGTCGTTGATCATGGTAGTGAGGGGACGCGATCCGCTCGCGTCGAGCGTGTGAGTGCTCACCGGTTTTACCTCCTATGTCGTCTGAGTGGGCTGCTCGAACTCGGCGGTTCGGCTATCGAAGTCGAGGGACGGAGGGAGCTCGGCAGCTCTCGTATCGGCACCGATACTAGCGCACATCCGCTGGGTGGTCTAATCTGCTGCGCAAGCGCTGAGACGGCTTAGACCTCTCGTGTCAGTTGGGTCCTTAGGACTCCGACGCTCATTAGTTCGAGTCGAAGGAGACCGAAATGGACCCACTGTTCCCCGAGCTTCCTGAGGACTTGTCGGATGTCGAGAACGTCACCGACGAGAGGCTGGAAGCTCTACTGAAGGAGCACGAGGTCGCCCTCGAGGCGATCAACGAAGGCAACGAGGAGTTCCTGAAGGGCGTCTCCCCTGACGAGGAGCTCGCCGAGATGGAGCGTGGGATTGGGCAGATCGAGGCGATCAAGGCGGAGCAGAAGCGCCGCGACGATCTCGCGCAGGAATACGTCGATCGCAAGAACGAGCTCGCCGAGCGCGCGGCCCAGGCGCTTGCAGTCGAGGAGGACGAAGCGGCTGAGGGCGGCGAAGAGGATGCCGGCGGCGAAGGCGAAGAGGAAGGTGCCGGCGAAGGCGAAGAGGCCGGAGCCGAAGCCGAGGCGTCTGAGGGCGAGGGAGAGAGCTCCGAGGAGGGTTCTGAGTCGCTCGCTGCCGAGGGCGAAGGCAAGGCCGAGGAAGACGAGGAGAAGGAAGAGGAGAAGGAGAAGGAAGAGGAGGCCGCAACGGCATCGGCCGGTACGCCACGGTCGCCGAAGCGTACGCCGCTTCGTCGCCCGCCCGCTCCCTCTGCCGAGCGCCGTGGCGAATCCACGGGTGCGGGCCTGATCGCAGTCGCCGGCCAGGCCGGTGTCCGCGGAGGGACCATGCTCGACCGGATGGGCCTCGCCGAGGCCATCAAGACGGTGGCTCGCTCACTCGGGCCGCAGACCAAGCATGAGGCGGGGATCGAGCAGCGCTTCCTCGTCGCGTCGGCGAACTTCCCCTTCCCCGAGGAGCGAAGACTGTTCCCGGGCGATCCGGATGCGAATGCTCGCAAGATCCGCTCGGTGATTCCGGCGGGCATTCCGGGTCTCATGGGGATGATCGCGTCCGGTGGTCTCTGTGCACCGCTCGAGAACATCTACACGCTCGTCAATTTCGCCTCGCAGGCGCGGCCGGTGCGGGAAGCACTCGCGTCCTTCCAGGCGGATCGCGGCGGCGTGAACGTTCCCGAGTCGCCCACGATCGGTGACATCACCACGGCGATCTCGCAGATCACGGCGGACGAGGATGCCCTCGGCGGGACCTTCGCGACGAAGTCCTGCCAGGACCTCGACTGCGTCGATTACGTCGAGACCTCCGTTGTCGTGATCAGCCACTGCCGTGAGTACGGCAATCTGAACGCCCGGGCGTGGCCGGAGCGGATCGCGCACGAGAACGATCTGACGATGGCCGCCTGGGCACGAACGGCGGACACCTTCCTGCTCGACGGGATCAAGACGCAGTCGGTGCAGGTCACGCAGGCAGCCGTCGGAGCCACGATGAACGCGTTCGCGAGCCTCGTGTACGCCATCACCGCGGCGACGGCGGGCATCAAGCGACGTCTCCGGATGGACGACAACGTCGTCTTCCGGACGATCATGCCGTCCTGGATCGGCGACATCCTGGCTGCCGACGACGCACTGAAGCAGCTCGACACGGCAGACCGCGCACGCGCGGCTCTGACCGCCAAGCTCGCTCAGTATGGCATCCGCATCTCGTACTCGCTCGACGACGTCACGGGTGCGGACACGTTCGGGGCCACGCAGGCCGTGGGCCCGCTGGAGCTCTTTCCGGCCGAGGTGCAGTACCCGCTCTTCCCGGAGGGCGAGTTCATCCACCTCGACATGGGCGTGCTCGAGCTCGGCCTCGTCCGTGATTCGACGCTCAACTCGACGAACGACTTCCAGCTGTTTGGGGAGTCCTTCGAGAACGTGGCTCGCATCGGCCCAGCACAGGCCGCTCTCTGGATCACTCAGGACATTTGCCCGAACGGCGTGTACCCGGCACTGGGGACCGCGCCGACGTGCGCATAGGGACTCGAGGAACGAAGGACGGGAGAGACGCGATGAAAGCCATAAAGGCAAGCGGCTCTCCCGTTCTCCTCGCGACCGCCATGCACAACAAGGAGGTGCTCTAAATGGCGATCCGCTGTGGGCCGAGCTTCGGGCTGTGTGGTCTGAGAGTCACTCTGCTCGACGATCTCGGAAACGTCGCCGCAGGCGACAACACGTATGTCACGGACAAGCAGATCTCGTTTGCCTTCTCTCCGAACATCGATACCGGGGCGACCTTCAGCCAGCGCAACGGCTGTGGCTGTTCCCTGTCTCGATTCAAGTCGGAGGACATCTTCAACTGGTGGGAGTTCACCTTCACCGACGGGGCCGTCGAGCCTGAGCTGACGGTTCTCATGGTGGGCGGGACGAGCATCACGGATCCCACCGAAGGCAATGGAGTCGTCGGACAGCACTTCCCGACGGCCCTCGACTGTGACGAGCAGGCGCAGATGGTCGCGGTCGAGATCTGGACGCAGCACCTCTTCGGATCGAAGAAGGACTCGTCCCTGCCATACATCCACTGGGTCTTCCCTGCGTCGGTCTGGCAGTGGTCGGACAACACGGCCGAGGAGGACTACATGAATCCGGTGCTGACCGGCTTCTCGCGTTCCAACGATCTCTGGGGTGGGGGCCCGTACGGCGATGGTCCGCCGGACGGCTCCGACGTCGGGATGGAAGGCGCGTACTGGAAGACGGCCGACACCATCCCCGCAGCTGACTGCGCTACCGGCGCCGTCACGCCGGGGAGCTAGTGAATCGACGAGTAAGGGGGCCGCAAGATGGCAACGTTGACCGGAGTAGGGGAAGCTCAGGCCATCAACGGCCCCCTTCCCGTTGCTCGTCGGTACAGCCTGTTAAAGACACCCGGGGTCGTCGTCGAAGAAGTAGGAGAGGACGAGGGCGAGCCCCGGTGGATGGCGGGGGTCAATGTCTATGGCTATCCCGCCGGGACGCCCTTCGACTGGGAACCCTGTTCCGTAGGAACGTTTCGCACCAAGGAGACCGCGGCGGACGAGGATCCTCAGCCGGGAGATCGCTTCGATCCGATCGCGATCTACTTCCCGCTCGAGTGCTCGAGCTTCGACGCACGCGACGAGTCCTTCATCGAGCGCGCGCGGTTGGCTCTCAACGCCACACTTTCACACGGTGTCGAGGCTGCGATCGCAGGAGGCGTCGCGCAGTCGAATAACCGTTTTCTCGGAGACACGAATTTCGTTGCGCTGGCGGGCGCAGCAGTCAGTCCGGCAGTCGGTCTCGGCTATCTCGAGAACGCAGGCGCCAGCCGCACAGGGCGAGAGTTCATGATCCATGCGACCCCCGCTGTCGTCGCAGCTTGGGGGTTCGGCTCCGAGCTTCTGAACGACAACTCGGATATCAACGAGGAGACGCCGGAAGCCGGGATCCGCACACGTAACGGGACCCCCGTCGTCTCGGGATCCGGATATATCGGAGTTCATCCCCTCGGTGGTGGAGGCCTGCCCGGGCCGGATGACACGAAGGATTGGGTCTTCGCGACAGGGCCGCTCGAGGTCAGGATTGGGGACGGGCCGAGGGTCACCATCGGTGAGTCTCTCGATCGCTCGATCAACCTGGTCACGGTCTATCCCGAGCGTTTCGTCGTCTATGACTGGGACACCGCTCTCCAGGTCGGCGTCCTCATCGACTGGAGCCTCCAGTAGACGGCTCGGGATAAGGCGACTCTCCGCGGCATGGTCGTGCAACCCGCGGATAAGGAGCGCTGATGGCAGCGATTCAAGTCATTCGCTTCCTGCAAGCTCTGTTCGATGTCGACAATTCGGCCCAGGCCGCGGGCAAGATCCTGCAAGTTGCTGGCGACGGTCTGACGCACGTCTATATCGATCCTCCCGCTGGCGGGAATACCGGAGCAACCGGGTCCCAGGGTGCTACCGGGGCTAATGGTGCAACGGGAGCGACAGGAGGAACCGGTTCTGGCTCTACTGGCGCAACCGGTACTGCGGGGGCAACTGGCGCGACCGGAATCACGGGAGCGACGGGAGCTGGCGAAACAGGTGCGACTGGTCTCGGCGGTCTGGATGGTGCCGATGGAGAGACGGGGGCGACGGGTGCTACAGGTGCTACAGGCTCGGGGACGCAGGGATCTACCGGCGCGACGGGTACGGCAGGAACAGCAGGAGCCACTGGTGCCACGGGTGTGCAGGGAGCGGCCGGAAACACCGGTGCTACTGGCGCGGGAGAAACGGGTGCAACGGGTACTCAGGGAACGACGGGAGCAACAGGTGCGACAGGCCTGCAAGGCGCCACAGGCCTCGACGGGCTTGATGGTCTCGACGGATTCACGGGAGCTACGGGGCCGCAGGGTGCGACTGGCCCGACGGGAATCCAGGGAAGCACGGGAGCTACTGGTGCGCAAGGATCAACGGGTACGGGTTCGACCGGAGCCACGGGGACCCAGGGGGCGACCGGCGCTACAGGAAGCGCAGGGGTCGATGGAGCGACGGGGGCGACGGGAATCGTGGGCACGCAGGGCGCAACCGGAGCTACCGGCACTGCGGGTAGTGCTGGAGCAACAGGGGCTACGGGTATGGATGGCCTTGAGGGACCGGATGGAGCTACTGGCGCGACGGGGATAGCCGGTGCGCAAGGAGAGACAGGTAGTACAGGTGCGATGGGCACTCAGGGGTCGACAGGTGCTACCGGAATCCAAGGTGCTACCGGAGCAACGGGAACCCAAGGGGCTACCGGAACTCAGGGCAGCACCGGGGCCACGGGTGCTGATGGTGCGACTGGAGCTTCGGGCCCCCAGGGGGCGACCGGTATCCAGGGTGCGACTGGTCCCACCGGCTCCGCAGGAGCTACCGGATCCGACGGTCTGGACGGCCTGGATGGAGCTACCGGGGCTACAGGCACTCAAGGAGCCACAGGAGCAGCAGGGGCAACAGGGGTAGAGGGGGCGACGGGCGCTACTGGTCCGCAGGGGGGAACGGGCTTCGATGGTTTGGACGGTCTCGATGGGGCGACGGGTGCCACGGGGACAGCCGGTGCGCAGGGTGCCACCGGGGCAACGGGTTCTGCCGGGGCAACGGGAGCGACCGGGGCACAGGGAGCAACTGGCCCGAAGGCGAGTGGCGTCATCTATCTGAGCGCACAGGGTCTCATTCCGGCAACGACAAACGGTCCGCAGCTCGTCAAGAACGTCGAGGTCACGAACGTCCTCAACTACTACACGCTCGACTTCGACACGACGACGCAGGAGATCGCGTGGGCGACGTTCGCGATGCCCTCGGACTGGGATGGCGGCACGGTCACGGCCGAATTCTGGTGGACCGCGACTGGCGTCTCGACCAACAACGTGCAGTGGGAGATTGCTGGGCGCTCTTACGGTGACTCGGAAACAATCGATGCGGCTCCTGGCACGGCACAGGTGATCTCCGATGCTCACACGGCGACAGCTCTTCAGGCGCAGAAGTCGGACGCTACACCCGCGGTCACACTCACTGGTGCGGCCGCGGGCGAACTTGTGGTGATCCGAATCCGGCGTGACGTGGCGAACGACAACCTCGCGGTCGATGCCAAGCTGATCGGCGTGGTCATCAACTACACGAGGACGTAAGAGATGCCTGCCTGGACATTCGCGGGATCGACCTGGACGACTGCGGCGGGGGATAAGACCGTTACCGCTACGCCTGCGATAGGTGACCTGATCGTGATAATCGCGGCATCCTCGGGCCTGTCGGGCGGTACCACGGCCGTCACCGACAACAATTCCTCGGGCACTTACACGCAGGCCGACTCCGACCGCACGGGCTTTTCGACCACTGGCGTTCTCACGGTCTGGGTGCGGACTGCGCTCATCCCGGCAGCGAGCAGCACGATCTTCACGGCGGCGCAGGCGGGATCGACCGGCGGCGGGCTACACGTCTACAGACTGTCGGGCATGACGCTTACAGGAGCTTCGGCCGTCCGCTCGAATGGCGGAGAGTCGAGCGGCGTAGCGGGCACGACACCTGCGCCGGTCCTAAACCAAACGCCACATGATCGCAATCCCATGCTGATTGCCGTTGCAGCGGGCGCGAACGCCGCCGTGATGAATCCGCGCACGGGATACATCGAGGGAGCTGATGGTGGCTATAACACCCCGGCGACCGGCCTCGGCTCGGCTGTCCTCGACAGCGGCGAGAACGCCGCCACATTGACCTTCGGCGGTACCACTTCCACCGCATTCGCCAGTGTCGGCGTCGAGCTTGAATCACAGGAGCGGAGCTATCACGGGCTCGGCTTCGCTTCCACCGCCGTCTTCATGGGAGGACTCCGCAAGGCACGCGAATCCTGGCATCGTCGCAAGAGTGGGATCTTCGTACCGGATCTGTGGGTTCCCGAGAGAGCGGTGATCTGAATGTCCGCCACAAATGTCAAACTCGACGGCAATAGCAGCGAAAGCTAGGAGGAAAGATGGAGCATTGGCATCACTTCGACGAGTTCGATATTGACGGTCGGCTCGAGGTCTTCAACGTCAACTACACGATCGTGAATGGAAGCGACGAGCAGCTCGTGAACGTGAACGCGGGCGGGACGGACGTGGACGCCTACTCCTACAAGGACGGTGTCACACTCACGAACACTGAGCTCGCCGCGCTACTTGCGAACAATGCCTTCGGGGCCTTCAACAACGTGGCCGTCTTCGCCGATCTCACAGGCGACGCGACTGCCTTGACGAAGAAGCGGTCGATCGCCGCCGCAGCAAGCCGAGCAAGCGCCTAAAAGGAGCGCCATGCAGCAGGAACCGAGTGCGGTTTTCGAGGCGACCTACGACGCCGGCGTCAGTGGTCTCGTGGGTGCACTTGCCGTCGCGATCAACGATAATCAGAACAACACCGTGCTCGGGCCGACTACAGTCGGCATCATCGAGCTGACGATCGCCGGCAATCCGACGGGCAGCTACCGGGCCATGCTCACAGCCCCGGCGACGGAAGGGCAATACACGATCATCTGGTCGAACGACGGCAGCTTTGATCCGGGCACCGGGGGCGAAGATGAACTCCTAGTTCAGGATACGAGCCTCTCGCTTCCCTCCTTGGGAGTTGACGTCTCAGATTCGGTTCTGTGCTCGGCCTGGACGACGAGCGAGAACGTCCTCGAATGCTGCAATACCGACAATCTCGGCTCCGACATCGTCCTACTTGACTCTGCGATCGTCGGCTCGAGCGAACTGCTTTACCTGGCATCCGGCAAGCGCTGGGCCGGAGTTTGTGAGACGACCGTGCGCCCTTGCGGGACCGATAGCTGCCTCTGCGGTCTGCAGGTGCTCTCCCGTGGTCATCTCGTCGGATGGGACGAATGGCGAGGCTGCTGGAGCGGGTTCGTCTGCGGCTGCCGAGCAGAGTCTGTCGTGAAGCTTGCTGGCCATGTCCGGGAGATCACCGAGGTACTGATTGACGGCGAGATCGTGGAGCCGGACACGTATTTCGTTCGCCGAAATCGCGATCTGGTGCGCAAGGACGGGGCACTCTGGCCGCGCTGCCAGTCCACGGATGTCGACGACGATGCTGCGGGAGCGTTCGCAGTCACCTACACCTACGGCAAGGCACCTCCGGTCATGGGTCAGCTTGCGGCCGCGGCGCTTGCATGCGAGATCATCAAGTCCTGCCAGAACGACGAGTCCTGCGCTCTCCCGCGCGGCGTGACCCGCGTCACCCGTCAAGGCATCACCGTGGAACGCAGCTACTTTGTGCGCAACAGAGATGGCGTCTGGGCCACGGGCATCGGCGAGGTGGACTACTTCCTGAACACTGTGAATCCGCATGGGCTCCTCCGATCGCCGACCGTCATGAGCCCCGCATCGAGATTGCGCTACGCGCCCAGGCATCCCGTATGAGTGTGATCCTGCACGACGGAGTGATCCGTCAGTTCTTCCACTCCGAGGAAGGAGAGCTTGGGCGCTACATCTCCCGCAAGTCCCAGGAGATCGTGACGTACGCGCACAACAACCTGAGTGCGCATGTTCGCTCGGGAGATGCGATCCAGTCTCTTCGCGACGCTGGCATCTTCCAGGAGGCGGATTCGCTCTATTCCGTCGTCCTGGCGGATGCGGCTCATCCCTGGAGAGGGCATCCGGACTTCAATTACCCGATCGCACTCGAACTCGGCGGCGTGACCCCTCAGGGCGCGTTCTATCAGTATCCCTTCCTCGCGCCAGCGCTCATTGCTGCCGGATTCAGACGTGGAGCCTAGATGTCGACGGGCCCTGACGATCTCTACCTGATCGCGCAGGCGTACCTCGACGACTGTGCGGAAGCCCTCGACACCATTCCGGACTTCATCCCCGAACTCGAGGGAGCGCCGGAGCGGCAGTTCCTTTCGCCGGGGATGCCGGTCGCGGATTTCGTTGGCCGGGACTGCTGCACTCAGCTTGTCGTCCGAGTAGATCCGATCGGAGAACTCGACACGACACCGGGCGGTCTCGACGCCGGGCGACGTGCTGTGCGTGAGGCCTGGAAAAACTCCGTGACGATGGTCGCTCACATCTTTCGGTGCATTCCGACTGGCACAAGCAGCGCCACGGCGGTCTTCGTCCCCCCAAGCGCCGATGCATTGACGACCTCCGCCCGACAACATTACGCGGACGCGTGGGCACTCTGGAACCATCTGCACAACCTTGTGCGCGCCGAACACCTCGTTAGCCTGTGTGACGAAGTGTTCTTCGACGGGCTCATCCCCATGATTCCCGCCGGCGGGTGCGCTGGCTGGACAGCGGTGATTCGAGTCGGGCTCGAAGGCTACGAAGAGCTGCTCATCGGCTCCTAACGAGGAGGGTAAGAGTGTCACAGGTTGAGACCGCTGAGGCGCCGAACTTCGACGAAGTCTTCACGGCGCCGCGGGACTTTATTCTGGGTGGGCAGCGCTTTCACTGGGTGCAGATGCACTGGCGGGTTTGGGGCGAATTTCTCGACAAGCAGCAGTCGGAGCAAGAAGAGGAGCAGCGCAAGCGAGACGCCGAGCTTGCGAAGCTCAAGGCTGCTGCAGCCGCGAAGGGCGAAGATCCGGAAACGGTCGTGCTCGAGGATCGTGGGACGGTCATCGAGAGCTTCGAATACGTCGTCAAGCGAGTCAAGATGCTCATCGAATCCTCGGACAGCGCACGCTTCACCGAAATCATCGAGGACAAGGACAAACACATCTCGATTGAGCAGCTGCAGTTGCTTCTCGTCTGGCTGCAGGAGGTCCAGATCCCCGAGCGCCCTACGCGTACGCCAGAGCCCTCGGAAGCTGGGCCTGGGGAATCCGCACCTATCTCGCAGGTAGCGTAACGCTCGCAGGGGGGGATCCGAATGCCCTTTCCCTCCGCGAGTGGCTCAATCTGGCATACGCAGCGCTCGTCAAGGAACTTCAGCGTTCCCGGCAGGTTGGCGGCATCAACATCTCTGGACTCTCGCTCGAGGATGCGATTCACGCGGCCCGCTTCTGGGCCGAAGGCTACGATCCAAGCTCTGAGCCACCTCCTGATCTTGAGGGAGAGCGTTCTGTCGCGGCTCGCCCTCGCAGACAGAACGAGGGCCAGAGACCGGCCGAGGAGATGTCCGAGGAAGACATCGTCGCCATGAACAATCGCGCGCTCTCTTGGCTCGAAGCTCGCATGTCTGGCATGAGTGGCGGAGGCCTGAGGAGCTTCGAGCGTGGGTAACACGGAATATTTCGCGACCGCCAGGGTCAAGCTCAAGCCGGACGCGAGCACCTTCCGCGAGCAGCTAAAGGCTGATGTCAACAGTGCGATCAAGCGGGCGGGCGTTTTCAAGATCCCCGTCAAGCTCGAGCTGCAAGCCTTTCGGCGGCAGCTGAAGCGGGAGATCGGACGGGCTGCCTTCGACGTCCCCGTTCGTCCGGACGTTACTGGTTTCCGCACCAAGTTGCGCGAGCAGCTGGCCGGACTCGAGATTCCCGTCAAGGTCACTCCCGTCGGTGTCACGCAGGCTGCTGCGGCAAGGCAGGCTGCGGGTGTCAGCGCAGCTGCCGCGGCGGCGGGAGCTGCCGGGCCAGCTGCTGCCGCTGCTGCGGCAAAGCTGAGCGAAGAGGAACGAATCCTGCGCGATGTTCAGAGGGCACGGCAAGGAACACAGGCCGCCCTCATTGCCTCCGAGCGCGCATATGCAACCGCTCTGGGATCAGTTACCACGGCCGACGAACGAGCCGTCGCGCTCGAAAGCGCCAGGAAGACATCCGCGGCCGGACTTGCCCAGGCGAGCGCCGCGGAACTCAGCGCCGAGGTACGTCGGAAAGCTGCGCTCGATGCCGGGAATGAAGCCGAAGCTCGTCGTCAGGCCACGATCCAAGAGGGTCTAGCGACAGATAGACAGGCTCTTGCCGCTCAGCTCGAACGCATCGAAACGACGCAGCTTGCAGATCGTACGGAGGCACGACATGCCGCACTGAAGATCGCAAGTGCCGATGCGACGAGCACAGCCGCTGCGGCGACGGGAGTCGAAACGGCGTCGCTTCGTAAAGTCGCGGAAGTACGTGCCGTGAACAACGCGCAGCTGCAGGCAGAGCGAGCCTTGGAGGCCGCCGTCGCCGAGGCGAAGGAGATTCGTATCGCGGCTGAACGTCTCGGCAACACCGTCATGGCGCAGGAAGCCGCAGAACTCGAAGCTACTAACGCCGCGCTTCTTCAGCAAGTGCAGGCCGAGCGGGCCCTGACTGTTGAGCGCCTCAGAGGTCTCGGCCCACTGAATGAGCGGATCCGCCAAGATCGCCAGCTCGCCAAGGGAGCCCTTGCCGCCTCGCTTGGCACGCTTGGCCTGCGAGGAGCAGTTCTGGCGGCGAGTGGTCCCTTCCTCGTGGGTACGGCTGCGGCGATCGGCTTCGTGAAGGCTGTCGGCTCGGCTGCGAACCTCGAGCAGCAGCTGAACGTGTTCCGCGTCACTGCTGAAGCGACCGCCGACGAGATGGAGCGTGTGCGCGCGCAAGCAGTCGCCCTTGGTGCAGACATCACGCTCCCGGCCGTCAACGCAGGAGACGCGGCAACTGCCATGACGGAGCTCTCCAAAGCGGGCCTCTCTGTCGAAAACTCTATTGCGGCGGCGAGAGGCACACTTCAGCTCGCGACGGCTGGAGAGATCGACCAGGCCCAGGCAGCAAATCTTGTCGCTTCCGCCCTCAACGCGTTCGGAAAATCCGGGACCGAGGCGATTCATGTCGCCGATCTGCTCGCGAATGCTTCCAAAGAAGCGCAGGGCGGCATCACCGAAATGGGCGAGGCACTTGAGAACTCTGCGGCCGTCGCCCGCATCGCCGGGGTCGGGATCGACGAACTCGTGGCCTTCATCACAGAAATGGCTCGTGCAGGTCGCCAGGGTGGCGAAGCTGGTACGACGCTGCGCAATGCAATGCTGCGTCTCCTCAATCCCGCGGACAAGGCACGAGCGGTACTCGAAAAACTGCGCCTCGAGAGCGGCGCATCGGTTCGTGTTCTTGACTCCGCTGGGCGCCTGAACATCAATATCTTCCGTCAAATCCAGGAGGCCACGGACCGTCTCGGTGCAGCCGAGAGGCGCCGTGCACTGGGGACGATCTTCACAACCCGTTCGATCGTCGCGCAGGGGATTCTCGGTCGAGTCACAGCCCAGGAGTTGCAGGAAGAAATCGAGGCAGTCAACCGCGCCGGCGCCGCGCAGGAATTGGCTGGGGCGCAGACCGCCGGCTTCAACGGCAAGCTCGAAGCCCTGAAGAACAGCCTCGCGACACTCGGGGTCAATCTCGGAAACGTCACCTTGGGCCCGCTCGGTGGATTCATCGAAGGCCTCAGCGAGCTGATCTCGACGGCCAACGAGGGGATCGGGGTGCTCGGCGATCTCAACCGAACCCTCGACGATCTTGGCCTCGGGTTCCTAGGCGAAGGAATCGGGACAGGCATACGAGAAAGTCTCAAGACAGCCGCTTCTGGCGGCCTTATCCCGAGACTCGCCATCGCTGGTCTTCGCGATCTTTTCGAGCCTGTGGAAGTGAGCGCCGAAAGTGCTCGTCAGGAAGTTGCTCTCCTCATTCTCGAATTGCAGAAGGCTCAGAATGTTCCCTTTGGTCAGGGTGCACCGATAGTCGGGCTCAACGAGACCGTAGTCGGACTGCAGAAGATCGTCACGGAGCTCGAAAAGGGAAGCCCCGCAGCGCAGCAGTTGGCGCGAGATATCCAGGGGGTCATCGAGCAACTACAGGCCGGAGCCAGCGTTCCCGACATCAGGATCCCGGTCGCTTTGGAGATCCCCCGGCAGCAGTTGTTCGAGGGTCTCGAACAGCAGACCGAAGAGCTGAAAAAGAGATTTATCAGTCTCTCCGACCTCGGAGTAGCAGGCCTCGGTCGAATGGGCGCTTCCGTGCGAGATCTTGACGGGAATCTCGAGGATGCCGTGCTTGGGGTGGAGAAGATCGTCAGAGCCCTTCCGGCAGAACGAGGTACTGCAGAATCCTTCGAGAGATCGGCGGACGCGATCCAGAAACTCGCAGCGGGTCTCGATCGCAGCAATCCAAGTGCAGCTTCTCTCCGGGAAAAGCTCCTCGACATGGTGAGCGCGCTGCGCGCCGCCGCGCTCACAGCACCGAAGGCAGGCGAGGACATCGGTAAGGGAGTCGTCAAGGGAATCGATGATTCCTTTAGGGCGGCCTTTCCTGATCTCGTTGACACCACCAACGAGTTACTGACGAACCTCGCCAACGCGACGAAGCCAACTGCCGAGACCGCTGGCGAAGATATCGGAGCAGCACTTACAACCGGGCTCGATACGGCACTTGCGATCGCAGAGGCCAGGGGAGATGAAGCCGGACGTCTCGCGCTCCTTAGAACAAGACGCGAAAGACAGCAGAGGAGACTTGCTGCACTTCTTGTAGGCGCCGGGCTTCCTCCGAGCGCGACCGCTGAAGATGTGAGAGCCGCAACGGAGGCGGGGAGGATCAGCAGAGAGCAAGGGAACAAGATCCGGAATGCTGCGGATGCGCTCAAGAAGACGGACGACGAAATCACCGGGATCCTGGATGATCGTGCACAGGCGAGAGAGCGGGCTGCGCGCGACGCGGAGACGGCGAAGAACAAGATCATCCAGGCCAACAACAAGCACGACCAGGCCGTCATCGACTCCTTCGCACGCGCCGAAACGAGGCTCACTCTCAACAAGGCAAAGATCGAAGCCTCGAAGAAGCTCTCCGACGACCTCGACCTCTCGAACGCGCTGATCAAGCTCTATCAGTCTGAGATTCGGGAGGCAAAGAAGCGGATTCGGGATGCGAAGACTGCCAATGAGGTCATCCTCGATCTCACTCGCCAGCTAAACGACGAGAGGGCGCGACGCGCGGATCTCATCCGCCAGCAGAACGAGGCTGCACGCGAGAAGCGCAGGGCCGCCCTCGAACGTGAGCAGGAATCACTCGAGCTCGACGTTCAGATCGCGGAGACCACCGGCAATAAGGCTGCGCTGGCTCGCGCCCTGAAGGCCGAGATCGATTTCTACCGCGGGCGGATCAAGGCCACGCGGGCGGGAAGCCTCGAGCGCAAGCGCTGGATCCTCGCCCTGCGTCAGGCGCAGAAGGAGCTGAAGGACCTGCGGGACGAGCAGAAGAAGGTCAAGGAGGAGTTCAGGGCCATGGCCTTTGAGTTCCTGACGACACAACAGGGATTCGCCGCGACGCTTCTCGGGAATCTGCTCCCCGCTCAGGCGCTTTCGGGAACAGTTGGCGGCACCTCCTCAGCAAGTACCGGCCTGCGCGGGACGGCTCCTTCACCTAGCTCAGCCACGGCGGCTGGGATCTCGGGCATCGCGGCGCAGCATTTCATTCAGGAGCGAATGGCGGGCGCGGCCGCCAAGCTTCCTACGAATGCACTGCAAGATCAGGCTGCGAGAGCTGCAGTCCAGGAGCGCGGCTCCTCGCATGCGCAGGCCTCCCGCATGATCACCCTGATGGTGCAGATGGTGCACCAGCTCATGCTTTTGAACCGTCGTGCGGGTCATCCGGAGGCGCGTCGCTCCGAGCGAGCTTCGAGCGCCTTCATGGACACGGAGTAAGAGATGGACGTCACCGTTCCGTATGTGCTCGACACCCCTTGGGGAACGATCACCTTCAACCACACGGGTCTCGATCGCTTCAACTCCTACGGCGAGGACGAGTTCTATATCGGGGATGAGATCGACGGGCTCGATGGCGCCCCCTTGCGGATCCCGACGGACAACCGTCCGAATACAGACGGAGGCCTTGTGCACGGTCGCCTTGAGGGCCCTCGTGTACTGACGATCCCCGGCGTCATCATCATCCGATCGACGCGCAACTCGAACTCGAACGCCACGGGAATCGCGCGCAATCTCATGGAGCAGTATCTGAAGGCGGCGCTCAAGTCCATCGAGCGCGCGGACGGGACCCTCACCTGGACGCCGCGAGGTCTCAGCGAGCACCAGCTCATCGTGCGCGCCCACGATCCCCCCGTCGGCTTCACCGGGATCCAGTGGCGACTCTTCAACTTCGGGCTGATTGCGGCCGATCCGGATTACGTCACCTATCCACCTTCGGGCAGCTTCCCCGTCTAATGGGCTCGCTCGTCGTTAGGAAGCGAGATGGCACCTCGCTGGGAGACATCTACACCTACGCTTTCGACAAACAGGGCAGGCGCCGGCTGAGTCGACCCAGCTCCTGCACCTTCCGCATTCCTTCCTCGATCGCAGGCGAGACTCAGGATGACGGCCGCCCGCTGATCTGTGCGGGCTATCGCCAGATCGAGTTCAACCTCGATTCCATGGGGCTCTTCCACCACGGCCTCTGCTGGATCGTGGAGGACGAAGGGGATGAGGACATCGCCTATACACGCGTCACGTCCTACGATCCGATGAGGGTCTGGCCCTACCGCCCGGCGCGTGACGGCGTCGCTTCTCCCGGGCACACGGTCGGGGACTTCTCGGACCCGCAGTTCATCGTCCGCAACCAGACAGGGCCGCAGATCATGGAGGAGATCCTCCTCGCCTCGGAAAACCCCGCGGAGATCCCCGACGATGCGGAGGGGCAACTCTTCCTAGATCTCGCAGCCTCGACCTACGCGACAGGAGGGGCGGATCTCCGGGGTGCGCCCACAGACTTTCCCATGTCGATCGCTGAGGTGGCGACCCTTCTGACCAACAGCGGAGAGCTCGACATCTACATCGAGCCGGTCGTGGGAGGAATCGGAGCCGAAGGCTTTCAGAACATGGGAATCGTGCACTGCTACAACGGCGATTTCGGCACCGATCGCACCTCGAGCGTGCACTTCGACTACGGCATCGAGGCGGATGCGGACAACATCTCGCGCTTCCGTCGCTCCGAGGACATGAGCTCGATCGCGACCAAGCTCTGGTACTTCCTCGGCCAGCGCATGGATCAGCAGCACTGGCGAGCAAACGTGACGGCAGATCATCCAGACCTCATCACTGCCGCCTTCAACCCTCCCGGTGGTCGCGTGTATCCCGTCGTCGGTCCGCTTGGAAACCTCATCTGGACCTCCCGCAGCGAAATCGGCGTCTTCATGCTGATCAACGTCTACGACAACTTCGGCTCCGAGGATTCGGCCTATCCTCTGTTCGTACGCCAGTGGCAGGTGGAGAGCCTGTTGCGGGCGAAGCCGCGCGAGATGCTCTACATCACGCCCGTGCGCAAGAGCCAGTTCACGACGGTGCCCGCGGGCATGGACATCTTCCTTCCCGGAGACTTCGACGTCGGCGATCTCGTGACCGTAAACATGGGTCAGAAGAGCCGCATGACAGAGTCCGGCGGCATGCGCATCTACGGATACACGGTGGACGTCGACGACGACGATGTCGAGACGCTTGGTGAGTTCGAGACGTCCCCCGACCAGGATTCAATTTAGATGAGTCGCCCGGTCTACGACGAGAACGACCCGGAACGCCGTCAGCGATACGTCGATCAGCGAGTAACGAGACAGGAGCGCCGGCCGCTCGCCGGTCGCTGGAATACGCCCACGCTGCTCGGAACGTGGACGCAGCCCTCCGACACGCATCCCGAGCTCTCCCTCGGAGATTTTCAGTACCGGCTGCATGCGGACAACTCGCTCGAGTTCAAGGGCACACTTATCCCCGGAGTCTCGGGAACAGTTGCTTGCATCCTGCCCGACGTCGTGGGAGTCGAACCCACCTTCCGACCTCCACACAACGTCTCCTTCCTCGTTGACGTCTGGGATCCGGCAACGTCTGAGTTCCAGGTTGGCCGGGTCACGATCGACTACGACGACGGGGAGGTGCGCATCTACTGGCCCGCCTCGGGCAGTGCGGGTGCAACGGGCCCGGCAGGCCCGGCGGGAAGCGCCGGGCCTCGCGGCTACACGGGTGCAAGTGGCGCTACCGGCGCAACTGGCGTGCGCGGTTTCACTGGCGCGACCGGCATCGGAGCGACAGGTGCTACCGGAGCGGCGGGCTCGCCAGGCGGTGCTACGGGGCCTACGGGCGTCGCAGGAGCCACGGGAGCCACAGGCGCAACCGGAGCGACCGGAGCGGGTGCCACGGGTGCTACGGGGCCAGCAGGCCCTCCTGACGGGGCAACTGGAGCGACTGGCTTGGCGGGCATTGACGGCTCGGACGGCGATTCTGGCGCGACAGGGGCGACTGGCTCGCCAGGCGGGGCCACCGGAGCGACCGGCGCGCAGGGCGCGCTTGGTTCAGACGCCTTCGAGTTCAACTTCGACGACTCCTCCACGACTGACGCGGATCCCGGTTCCGGGAACCTGCGCTTCAACAGCGCGACCTATTCCGCAGTCACGGAGCTGTATATAGACCTGCTCGACACGTGGGGCAGCGACGTTACCGCGTGGCTCGACCTCTTTGCGACCGTCCCGGGCTATCTGAAGATCCTCAGCGAGACGGACCCGACGCGCTGGGTCGTCTACCGCATCGACGCCATCGACACTGTCTCCGGCTACCGCCGCATCCACGTCACCTACATCGACGATTCGGGTATCGCGCTCTCGACTGCGCTCGGCGACACCGTCGTCGCCTTCGCTCCCGGAGTGCCGGGAGCTACCGGCGCCACCGGTACGGCCGGAAGCGCTGGAGCGACCGGGGCACAGGGAGCGACTGGAGCGAACGGAGCTACTGGCGCGACAGGCCCTGGCGGAACGGTTCTGGCCATCGAGTTCGTCATCGACGGCGGCGGGGTAGTGATTACGACGGGCCAGAAGGGATATCTGGAAGTGCCCTTCAACTGCACGATTACCGCTGCGCGGCTGTTCGCTGACCAGAGTGGGAGCATCGTCATCGATATCTGGAAAGACACTTACGCTAACTATCCTCCAACGGACCCGGACTCGATTACCTCAGCGACGCCACCCACCATCTCCTCGGCGACGAAATCACAGGACACGACTCTCTCCGGCTGGACTACGAGCATCACCGCCGGCGACATTCTCGGCTTCAATGTCGATTCGGTGACGACCATTACCCGCGTTACGGTTTCGCTTACGGTGCAAAGGAGCTGATAAATGGCGCTTCGTTTTATCGACGGGTGGGATCATTATGCGACCGCTCAACTCGCACAGAAATGGACTTCTGCGGGTACCTCCGGCGGAGCCCCGGCAGTAGTCGGAGCGGGACGACTTGGCGGTAGCCGACTGCAGCTACAGAGCAACGGGAGTCTCATCAAAGTCCTCAACGCGCAAGCGACCTGGATCGTCGGCGCGGCGCTTACGTCTTCCGACTTCGGCTCGCCGGGCACCAACCCTGGCGGACTGTTCGGCTTCTTCGACGGCGGCACACTCCACGTCGATCTCCGCTTCAACGGAACCTTCCTCCAAGCAACGCGGAACGGAACTGTGCTCGCGACCGGCACGATTCCGCTCTCCCTGAACACTTGGTACTACATAGAAATGAAGGTCATTATCGATGATGTCAACGGTGTGGCGATCGTCAAGGTGAACGGAGTCACCGACATCAACTTCTCCGGAGATACGCGGAACGCGGCAAACGCAAGTGCCGACCGTCTCCGGCTCTATGCGGCGGGAGCATCCTCTGGGGGAGCGCAGAGTACCTGGTTTTTCGACGATCTTTATCTCTGCGACGGCACCGGGGGCTCGCCGACAAACAGCTTTCTCGGAGACGTCCGCGTCGAGGCTCTCTTCCCGAACGGCAACGGCAATTCCAGCCAGTTCGATGGATCAGATGGCAACTCGACGGACAATTACCTGCTCGTCGACGAGGCTACGCCGAACAGCGACACGGATTACGTCGAATCTCCTGACGTTGGCGACAAGGACACCTACGCCATGACCAATCTGACCCCGACTGCCGGAACGGTATTCGGTGTGCAACCGCTTCCCTACGCCGCTAAGACAGATGCGGGCACACGCTCGATCGTCAGTGTCGCAAGGCTTGCGGGAACGGAGGTTGACAGCTCGGACAAGGCGCTTAGCGTCGGCTATTCCTACTACCCGGATATTCGTGAGACGAAGCCGGGTGGAGGGGCGTGGTCAATCAGTGACGTGAACAGCGCTGAATTCGGTGCGAAGGTTTCTGTCTAGTTAGATGGCCGCTCCGGTAGATGCCGCTCGAGCGACGACCGATCAGCCCACTGGGAGTCTGAGTCAAGCGGTCAACCTTCCGGGGAGCATCTCCTCTGGCGACATTCTTTTTGCTGTCGTCCGTGCCACAGCCGGAACCACAATCTCCTGGCCGGCTGGATGGACGGAGCTAGACGAGACAAGTCTCGATGCCTCGGACGACACGCAATCTTGCGCCTGGCGAATCGCCGATGGGACCGAGGGTGCGACGATCACCGTCACACTCGGGACGTCGCGGCCCATCGTCGCCCTCTGCTACCGCATCACGGGGGGCGACTCGCTTGTAATCGGGACGCCCGCATCGAACAGCGCCAATGCCAACCCAAATTCTCCCTCTCTCGATGCGCTTCGATCGGGTTATGACGTTCTTTGGCTCTCAGTCGGAGGCTTCGATCGTTCAGCCACCCTGACATCGGGGCCAAGCGGCTACTCCAATGCGACCTTGTTCGTCGGCACCGCTTCAGGTGCGATCATCGGCGTGCTCGGCGCATCGAAACAGGTGACTAGCGACGACGGGACGGAAGATCCCGGTACGTGGGCGGTCTCCGTTGCGGTCCAGAACATGATGTGGACGGTTGCCGTCTATACCGCAAATACGCGGGCGCGACTGTCGCAGGGACCGACGGAGGCGGTTGTCTCGCCGACAACTGGAAAGGCGCGCGTGAGTCAGGTACCTGTCGAGGTAGTCATGGAGAACATTTCCGCCGCCGGCTACACCTTCGGGACGATCATCGGATGAGTGGCTTCGAGTACACGGCAGTCAATGCCTCGAACGCCGACCGCTATCGCCACTGGCTCGCACTCATGGGAAGCGAGCGGCAGTCGGCGGCTGGCGTCATTACTCTCAGCAGTGCGTTGCCGGAGGAGAGCTACCCGGCGCAGACGGGTCTCGCCTTTCGCCCGGAGGCCCTGATCGTCACTGCGCACTATCCGGGCAACGGTGTCGCGGCCTCCAACTATTTCTTCCTCGGCGGGGCAGCCAGGGGGCATCAGTTTGGGGCCAAGGTCTTCCATCCCTATCTCACGACGACGCAGCGCAGCGCTTGGCTCAGCGAGCTTCAGATCTTGCCCGAGCTGGCCGACTTCAACGGCTTCGCGGATGATGGTTTCGCCTTCAATGTGCCGAACCCGCTGCCTTTCGACCTAGATGTGCTCTACCTGGCGCTCGCCGGGCAGGGTGGCTACGACTGCGGCGTTGAGTTGTCACCGAGCGCTCCCGGCTTGCAGTCCATCAGCGGCCTTGGCTTCACGCCTGGGGCGGTGTTGTTCGTAACGACGCAAGTGACGACGCTGGAGATCGCGGACGCGAGCATGGCGCGGGTGATGATCGGTGCGGCCGACGACGCCAATAACCAGTTCAGTATCTGGTGCGGCTCACTTTCAGGTGACGTCTACACGAACCAGATCGCCCAGGGCGATAAGTGCATCGCCATGACCCGCGATGCAAACGTCTTCGCTCCCATCCCTGGCGTGACCGACTATCACCCCGTTTTGCAGGTGACAGCCGAGCTGGACTCCATGGATGCCGACGGCTTCACGCTCAACTTCACGAAGGTTGAGGGGAGCATCGCGCGACAGTACGCGTGGATGGCCTTCGAGGATGCCGCCGTCGGGCGCTGGGTCTACCACCACACGAGCGGCCAGACGGGCAGCGTCACGACGCCGTACCTGCCGCGCGGACTGGTGTTCTTCGCCAACGATCTGGCCCACGAGTCCGCGGAAACGGAGTACAGTCCAGCGACGAACGGCTCGTCCATCGGCTTCGGGGTCTGCGATGCAGCCCTCAACCAAGGCGTCGTCTCATTCCAGGATGTGGACGCGCCGCCGTTTCGTCATCCGCAGACTGCAGGTAACCGGCACTCACAGGCCTTCGGCAGCTTCCAGCGGCAGTCGGGCGGGCTCGCGCACGACAGCGCACGCGATCGTGGCACGGTAACGGAGTTGGTGGGCGAGGATTTCCAGCCCATCGTGGGCATGAACTGGAGATATGCGGATCGGCGAGCTGGGCTCGGCTTCGGTAGAGGTCTCAGAGGCTTCGACGGCGTCCGTGACGGAGTCTAGGATCCTGACGTGTCCAAGAGCGAAGTTCTTGAGGCTACCGTAACTCGCAGCGGCAACGAACAGCAGATGCGGCCCGAGCTCGTTCTAACCAGGCGCACTGTGCTACCCGCCAAGGTCACGATCAAGGGCCCGCAGACGATCACGCCCAGGCCGGTGAAGTAATGCCCCAGTGGCAGGCGAATGTCTCTCTGGGACGCGAGGTCGAGCTCTACAACCGCGTCAACAACAACGATCCCACGAACAGCGCCTTCATCCTGCTGGTGCTCGCGGAGTCTGGACTCGAGCAGCCCTCAGTCCTGAAGACGAAGGACACCGTCGCCGATGTTCTGGCTGGCACAACGAACGAGGTCACGAATGTGGGGTACGGCCGCAAGACGTTGACGGATGTCGATCTCGCGGCCTACACGGTCGACGACACCACGAACTCGATCACCATCGCGATCCCCGTGCAGACCTTCGCGATCATCTCCGCGGGTGACATCTGGGCGCAGATGCTCATCGCCTACGACAACGACACGACGGCGGGTACGGATGCGAACCTCGTCCCTGTCAGCGCCCATGATCTGATCGTGAATGGCTCTTACGCCGTTCCGAACGGGGACGACATCATCGTCGATCTGTCCGCGGGCTTCATCCGGGCCAGCTGAACTGCTGGCGGGCATGAGACGCCTGCATGTCATCTCGTTGCCGCACACAACGCTGACCGAGCAACATTCGACTTGTGCCTACACCATGAAGCACCATCGCTTCTGTCCGATGATGCTCGATCAGGGTTGCGAAGTCTTCTCGTACGGACCGGACATCACGGATGACTACTTCCGCGCGACCGAGCACGTCGTCATCACGACCCAAGCCGACCGCGAGCGCTGGGGTTTCGGGGAAGGCTTCAACACTGCGGGCACACCCTTCGAGTGGGACGCCGCCCTACCGTACTGGCAAGAGCCCGCAGTCAAGGCCATCGATGCGATCCGAGAACGCATGCGCGAGCGCGACTATCTATGCCTCATCACCGGAACGCAGCAGCCGATCGGGCAGGCGATCTCAGGAGATGACTGTCGGCGCGGCCCGCTCTGCGTCGAATACGGAATCGGCTACGAGGGATTCTGGAGTCCCTTCTCCGCTTTCGAGAGCTATGCCTGGATGCACCACGTGTACGGGTTGCGCCGAATCACCGATGGCCCCGCTTACCACCAGGTGATCCCGAACTTCTTCGAGCCGGCGCAGTTCTACCTCGCCGAACCCGGCGATTATCTCCTCTACATGGGCCGCGTGATCCAGCGTAAGGGTGTCGACATCGCGGCCATGATCGCCGAACGTGCAGGACGCAAGCTCATCATCGCGGGCCCTGGCGCTCGAGAGTGGAGCAAGGGCAGGGTCGTGAACTACGAAGGGGACGAGATCACAGGCGATCTCGAATACGTGGGAGAAGTGCACTTCGCCGAACGTGCGGAATTGATGGCCAAAGCCGCAGCCGTACTCGTGCCCACCAAGTACATCGAGCCCTTCGGTGGTGTCGCCGTCGAGGCCATGCTTGCCGGTGCGCCGGTCGTAGCTTCGGACTGGGGGGCCTTCCCCGAACTTCTTAGTCCCGCCAGCGGGAGACTCTTTCGCACCCCCAAGCAGGGCGCAGCTGCAGTCGAGGAGGTGGTCAGTCTCGACCGACAGGCGATCCGAAGTTATGCGATTACGCGGTTCTCGCTTGAGGCTGTCGGCTCGATGTTCATGCGTTGGTTCGATCAACTTGACACACTCTGGGCGACGGGATTCTTCGAGTAAGAGGAGAAGTCGGTGAGTGAATTCGGAACTCCTCGGAAGCCCATCATGGTCAGCAACATGCTCAAGGCTGGTCATCTCGGCGGTTATCTCGTCGGAGGAGACGCCGGAAGCTACTGTCCGCAGCTGTGGTCCTGGATCGTGAAGCGTCGCAAGGTCCGCTCCGTGATCGACGTCGGCTGCGGTGAGGGGCATGCGCTCCGCTACTTCCGCGATCTCGGCTGCGACGTTCTCGGAGTCGAGGGTATGCCACAAGGCGATCCCTGGATTGTGCAGCACGACTACACGAAGGGCCCCTACGTCCCTGGCCGCGAGTTCGATCTTTGCTGGTCATGCGAATTCGTGGAGCACGTCGAAGAGCGCTATATGTCGAACTTCTTCGCCACTTTCCGGGCCGCGAAGATTCTGCTCATGACGCATGGACAACCTGGGCAAGGCGGCCACCACCACGTCAATTGCAAGAATGACGGCTACTGGATCGAGCATCTGGCGGAGATCGGCTTCCGTCACGACAAACGTCTGACGCGCAAGACGATGGAATTCGTTCCGCACGGCTACTGGAGATGGAGCGGCCTTGCCTTCGTTCGACGCTGAGTGGTTCGGGGACTGTTGCAATAGCTTTCATGAGGAGCAGAAGCAACTCGCATACGCGCCCCGCATGGGATTACTCGCGAGTTGGAACTGTGCGCATCCTCCGACCTTCGATCTCGGCGGACGTTCTGTCGTTGACATCGGCGGCGGGCCCGTCTCGCTTCTTCTCAAGTGCGTGAACTTTGGCCGGGTGCTGGTAGTCGATCCCGCCCCCTACCCGCCTTGGGTGAAGGCTCGCTACAAGGCTCATGGAGTTGCCTTGAAATCCGAAGAGGGAGAGGACTTCGTTGCGAGCAAGAACGGCACCACCGGGCGGCAAGCATTTGATGACGCCTGGATCTACAACGTGCTGACCCATGCGAAAGATCCGGGTCGAATCATTGCTCGAGCTAAAGCCGCCGCTGCGACGATCAGAATCTTCGAGTGGCTCAACATGCCGGCGAGGGAAGGCCATCCCCAGGAACTTCATCGAGAGCAACTTGAGGAATGGCTTGGAGCCCCCGGGTTCGTGGCTCATCTCAACGAGGACGGAGCAGTAGGCGATTGCTTCTATGGGGTCTTCGCAAGTAACCGCTGATCCCGAACCCGACTAGAGGCGTCCGCAGGCGAGCATACGCTTCCGGGGAGATAATGGGGAGGCAGCCGGTGTCAAAGACAAGCCCTGATCAGTGAGTTGGCACAAACGCCCGATCCACTGCTTCAGTGGCTCTCGAATGCGGGCGCGCTTGGAATTCTCGCCTTCTTTGCGCTCGCTTTCATCCGCGGCTGGATCGTCAGCGGAGCCGCACACGGGAGAGTGCTGGCCGAGCGAGACCGAGCAATGGATCTTGTCTACAAACAGGCTGAAATCGCGCAAAGGGCCCTGGAGGCTGCGGAGCGAAAACGATGAGACTAGTACGCAAGCGCCGCATCAGCGACGAGGCAATTGAGAAGAGGCTCGTTGAACATGAGCAGCAGCTCCATGACCACGAGCGCCGCTTGGCCCGCGTAGAGCATCTGCGTCGGGAGCGTGATCTCTTCGATCCCCGGCGCAGAAAAAGCGCGAGCGAATGATGGCGACGACCTTGATCGAGATACCGCAATGGGGCGATTGGACGCTGATCGAAGCGATCTGGTTTGGTGCAGGGCTCCTTGCTCTCTGCGTCGCGAGCCTGCGTGTTCGTGCGCTTTGGTTGGACTACCGCTATGCGAGAGCGCTAGGAGCGGAGGACTTGCACTTGCTCGCGCGCGGCTACTTGCGCCGTGAGGTTCTGCGGATCGCACAGGCAGTGATTGTTGTCTCGATCGGTCTTTACGCTGGGCTCCAGCCTCCAGCTATTCCAGGCCCAGCCCGCGTGAGTACCGTAGGGCTCATCATCACGGCAGGACTGATCGCCATCGCTCTGCTTGTCGCGGTTCAAAGCTCCCTTGATTGGCACGACAGAAAGGTCATTCGTCGGATCCTGAAAGGTTCGAATGAGCGCACCTGAGTTCGAGCAGGGAGAGATGCGAGCGCGCAATGCCCTAGGCATCGTCATTGTCGCGCTGTTCGTTCTCGTAGCCACCGCCCAGGCGGCGAGTGCGTATAAGCAGTGGCAGACGGAGCGGCGCGTACAGACGACCGAGCGGATCATTCGGACAGGCGTGTGCGCAGGACTGAGGGAGAAAGCCTGTATCGACGCGCTCGAGCGCCGCTTTGCCGCCAAGAAAGTGAAGCCGGGGGAAGTCGGGGCGCGCGGGCCGGCAGGTCCGCAAGGAGCACGCGGGCCCGATCCGACGCGGGCGCAGCTAGTACGCGCCATCACGGTCTTCTGCAACAGCGCCAGCGATCCCTGCCGAGGGCGCATGGGTACGACCGGTGCGGTAGGACGCGCTCCAACAGAACGCGAGCTCGCGGTCGCCATTCGCACTTTCTGCCTGGCGCACCCGATGATCTGCAGGGGGGTACAGGGGCCAGCGGGCGCCGCAGGACCGGCCGGGCCGACAGGACCAGCGGGACCACAGGGCCCGCCGGGGGCCGAGGGTCAGGGGCCGCCGGGGACACCCGGGCCGCCGGGGCCGCCGGGAAACCCGGGCCCTCCGGGGACACCGGAGCCGCCCAACCCACCCTCGCCGAAGCCCTGTACGAACGGGAAGCCGCCACCCTGCAAGTCGAAGTAGGGCACATAAGCATGACGTGCCCTCCATCGTCGTCCTGAACTAGGACTACTCTTCTCCTCGTGCCGAAGAAGAAGCTTCAGGCAAGCGCTAAGCCGACACAGCCGCCCACCGGCGCGGACATGAACGCGCTCGTGGTACGCATCGACGACCTCTCGAAGAAGGTGCTCGGCAAGGGCTTCACGTCGAAGCTACCGCTGTGGAAGCGCTGGGTCGGCGGCGAGAAGGAATACGACGTGACTGGCCTGCGCGATGTCGTCAAGGCAAACGCGGACTTCACGGACGCGATCAAGCGGGACGTCGACGCACACGGGCAGGCCATCATCGAAATGCGAGCAGAGATCGCGGCGTTGAAGGAGGCGCCGCCCTCCCGCCCCTTTCCGTAGAGGCGTAATGCTCGCGTGGGGGCCGATGAAGGGTTATACCTCCGGCCGCCACTCACTAGCCGAGACGGCGGCGCTCGCTCAGCAGAAGGGCTACGAATGGGTCGTGCTTGAGCTGGACGACCCTGCGACGGAGGCCTACAACCGCTCGATCTGGAACGAATACGTGGCCGCTTTCCACGCGCGCGGCATTCTCGCGGGGTGTTGGTTCACGGAGGGCGGGAGTATCTACAAGACACCGGGGAACGCCGATCTCGCGATCGCCGAGCTCGAAGGTCCGGGAGACTACGAAGGCATCATGAACGTCATCAAGGGCGCTGGGGGTGGATCGCTTCCCTCGTGTCCGCTCGCCATCTGCACGAACTTCAACACGCCCCTGCAGTCGCGCGAGGCGGCGCGGCCGCTTATCGACGCGGGCTTCACGTGTCTCGTGGAGGCGTATCTGAACGAGAACCCAAACGCGACTCCCGACAGCATGGATCGGATCGCGCGTGATCTCGGATGGCCGACCTCGCAGCCCGTCTTCGGGGTTTATCCGGTCGAAGGCAAACCGGCTCCGTCCTATGCACAGTGGGCCGATTGGCCGGGCGTGGACTACCTCGGTGAGTACGTCCTGTGAGTCTTACGCCCGAACAGTTCCCGTTCACCGTCCCCTATGGTCTGGCGGCGGGGCCGCTCAAGTCCAAGGGGCCGACGGCGGAGGCGCTCAAACGCTTCTTCGGGCGCATCGGCAAGCTCGAGTGGACGGACTACGACCAGCACTACAACCGCAATCTGTGGGAACTCGTTGCCGACCTCAAGATCAACCAGGGGATCCGCAAGAAGACGGATCCGCGGGACGGCAGCTATGGCAAGGAGGTGTGGGAGCACATCCGCACGCGACGCGTGCCCACGGGCCCGCACAAGGGCGAGTATGCGCTCGACTTCTACTCGCGCAAGATCGTCCAGGACGAGGCGGGGCTCATCGCCGTGGGAACGGCTCTTGCCAAGGTGCAGTTCTGGATCAACGATTTCTGGCGCAAGACCATCGCCAACGCTGACCGCTGGCACTACGATCAGCATCGGCTGTTTGATCCCACGGTCGATCCCGAAGCCGGTGGTGAGAGTGACTGCTCGGCGATGGTCGTGCAGTCGAGCCGCTATGCGCAGACGAAGAGCGGGATCATTGTTCCCGATCCCTCGAAGTACAACTACTCGGGCGCAGGGAATACAGACGACCACGAGGATGACTGGCCCAAGATCGGGAGCCCCTTCCGGGTTGGGGACCTGGCTCACTTCCACAGCGAGCGCCACGTCATCCAGTGCATCAAGCCCGGGACCTTCGATACCGCCGAATGGGGCTCAAACGGATCTGAGCGAGCGCCGGAGCTAATCGAGTCGCTGCGCGGTTACTCCCGTTTTCCGGGGGAATACATGTTCACCGTCCGTCCACCTCTCACGAACGAGGAGTTGAAGCTGCTGTGAGCGAAACAGGATTCGGCAGGAGAACCCCGACGACCTGGCGGCACGTCGAGCGCTACCCACTTGCGGCTGCGCCCGAGCCCGAGCGCTTCCGACGCACCCCCGTTGTCCTCGGGATCAACTGGTACTCAAGCTGCGACAAGCCAGAATTCTTCGACAACCGTTGGTGGGTCAGGCGGCCGAACCTGGGCATAATCGAAGGAGGACACGCGATCCTCGTCGATAACGGCCAACTCCCGGATCGCGACGCTTGGTACCACTTCTACAACCAGGGACGCCTGTCGGCCTGCGTCGGCTTCTCGCTCTCGAGGGCGATCACGCAGTTCTACAAGGTGCTCTTTGATGGCGCGTGGCTCTGGAACCAGGCCAAGGCCTCGGACGAATGGGACGACACCAATCCTGGCGATAACAACGGCACCTCGATCGACGCCGGCGCACGCATCCTCAACTCGCAGGGTTCTGTGCTCTGGAGCAGACGGGAAAAAGAGGAACCGAATCCCGTTTACGGAATCGGGGAGTACCGCTGGGCTGGAAGCGTAGACGAGATTCTTGAGGCGCTCGCCTCTCCGAACTATGCGGAGATAGGTGGCGTGCCTCTTCTGAATTCCTGGGGCGAGGACTACCCGCGCGTCGTCTGGCTCGAACTCACCATTCTGGAGAGACTCCTCGGCGAGTACGGCGAGGCGTGTGTGCTCTCGAGAATGGAGACCACTTCCTGAGTCAAGAAGATCTCCAGAGACTGTTGGAGCAGAATCCGCGCGTCTTCTGGGGCCGTGTAGTGAAGGCGTTCCTCAAGGCTGGCTGGAACCCTCCGGATCCTGGCGCGAAGGTTACGGACGCGATCGTGGGGGCAATCAAAGCTATCGAGGCGTATGGCGAGGCGGCACTGCCTCATCGCCGTTCTCCCAGCGTTGATGAAGAGGATCTCACAGCCCGTGAGCTAGAAGTGATGATGCTGCTCGCTGACGGCTACCAGATGAAGGATGTCGCCGCGCAGCTCGGCTTGGCCATTCAGACCGTCAAGTTTCACCAGCAGAAGGCGGCGCGCAAGCTCGGTGCTCGCAATACCGTGCACGCCGTAGCTCTCCTTTTTCGTCGCGGCTCGATCATCTAGCCGCCAGACACGTCAGACTTCCTTTCGGCTAGCCAACGAAAGGAGTCGGTGTGTCCGTATGGCTCGAGAAGGCGGGGAAGGGGTTCATCCTCGCGTTTCTCGCTTCACTTCTGACCTATATGCCCGGCATCTGGGAGGCGCCCAATCTTGCTGATGCACGGGCCCTCGGCGTGGCCGCTCTGGGAGCGTCCATCGCCGCAGGCCTACTCGTCATCAAGGCCTTCCTCTCGGAGTTCTCCTGGGGAACGTTGCTCACTCCTCTGGGAGTGCCGCTAGCGTGGGTCTCGAGGATCGATCTCTTCTCGGTGACGTTTGTCGGAACGCTGATCGTCTCGACGACGGATCTCATCAACCAGGCGCCCGATCTCGGCACCTGGCGTGCCCTGGTGACGGCCGCGATCACGGGGGCCATCGCCGCAGCCTTCCGCGCTGTGGTTGCTCTCGGGACGAAGGGTGAGAGTCCGGCGCCAGCGAAAGGTGTCTGAAGGGAGTACGCTTTCGGCGAAAGCCGCATCTTCTCCCCAAGTGATGTGCGGAGGCCCCGTCCCAGCGGGGCCTTTGCATTCTCAGACTGATAAAGAGAGAGGCCCCGCAAAGCGGAGCCTCCCCCAGCCCTTTCAACCGAAAGGGGCGTCGGCAGAAGCGACAGCCCTTCCCGCTCGGGATGGTAGCCGAACATCGCGATGAAGCCATTCACGAGTCGGCTCTTCCCCGCCGAGAAGATCGTTTAGGTACAGGATCGTGTCTGGCCGCTCGGCCAGGATGTAGACGCAGAGTGCGGCACGCGTCTCAGGATCGTGTGCCTCGATGCGCCCGTGACAGCCGCGCACGCCGTCCCCGCAGAGCATGACGAGATTTGCGCGCACATCGTTCCGTGGGTGCTTGTGGATGTGGTGAAGTGAGAGCCGCCCGAACGAGTACGCGGTCTCGTAGCAGAGCGCGCATTCCTCCCATTCCCGATGCAGGACAGCCAGAAGATCTGGATCACGGATGCGTCCTGCTGGCCGAGGATCGGGGATCGTCAACAGGTGCTCCCGCTCCACTCATGAGTCGCGCCGTGTGTCAGAGCCCAGCCACCGGCGAGAGCCTGTCCGAGCGGCGAGTACCAAGAAGCTGCTGAACGTGGCACGACGAATCCCTTTGCCTCAGCTTCAGCCTTGGCCGCGTAGAACATGCGCCAGAAAGTCGACTCCATGAACTGAAGCCAACCGCCTGCACCAGAGCCCTCGCGGTTCAGGACCCAGCGACCCCAACCGCCCTCTGAACGAGGGCAAGACTGAAGCCAGCCTCTGCTTCCTAGATAGACGCGTTGCACTTCTTCGACGGCTTCGAGATATGACTCCTGCTCTTGGAGCACACGCTCCGTGAGCCACTTCTTGTATGTGAAGCGAGCCGTGCGGGCACGACTCTGCCATTCTCCGGCCGCGTAGCGAGCGAAGCCGCAGGAGTGGCCTCTGACCTTCGGGCTGGGTCCTGCGAGGCGCACGGCGTCTCTCAGACGCTGCCACGAATGCGTAGCGGAGCGGTACCATGGCACAGCTCTGCGGGCAGAGCTGCAGCGGGGCCGGAGAACTGGGAAGTCCGGCCCGGCTCCCTTCCGCACCTTCAGGCCTGCGGCTGCCTTCGGCGCAGCACTTGTGCGGCTCGAGGCCGCGATGCTGAGCGATGCGATCAGTATGCAGATGACGAGTGTCGTGAACACTCTGAGAATGTCTCCGATCCTTTCGACGGGGGCAGGTCCTCGGACCTTTGCTGACGGCAGGTCCGGCTTGCTGTCTCCAAGCGAAGCCCATCAGGAGAACTTGTAGGTTGCCGGATCCTCGCACGTCTCTCGGACGTTCGTCAAGCAAACGAGACCGTAGGAACCTTCGGAATCTCCTTGCGCGAGAGTTCGACCGCGCGCGCGTACTTCTTGTTCGCGCTCGCCGCTTGCTTCGCGCGCTTCGCGTCGACGTTCTGCGAGATCGTCGTCACGATGATCTCACCGATCAAATCGTCCGGTGCGCCGGCGCGCCGCAGGCGCCGCTCGAGCCCGACAATGTCCCATTCGACGACCGTGTCGTTCTTCAGCTGGACTGTGCCGACACCGTCCAGGTGGAGCGTCTTCGTGCCCGCTTCTCCCGAGTGATAGACGAGCGCGCTCTTGAGGACGCGCACGGCTTCCCTGAGCTGCTTCTCCATGTCCTGCACGTTACGCAGCGCGACCGCGACTTGGGTAACGTCCTCGAGGTCGACAAGTTCGCCGGAGTGCGCGAGAACGAGTTCTGAGCCTGGCTCAGACACGCTCAAGCCGCCGGCGCTTGATCCCGAAGTCGCGGGCCTTGATCTTCGCCATGCGTCCGTCAGGATGATGGAAGACGAAGCCCTCGACATCGAGCTCTTTGAGCAGGTCTCTCATGCCCGCGTAGGTGCGAGGAACGATGTACGGCTCGGCGTCCACGTGTCGGAGCAGCGTGTGCTGCTCGAAGCGTTCGGGGTTACCCTGCACCTTAGGGCCCAGGAGTTCATAGGTGCCATCTGGGAGTCCTCCAATACCGCCAGCGTTGTTGAGTGCCTCGCGATACCACTTGTCGTCGGGGCCATCCCCGACGGGCACCCAGCCGATGATCTTGTCTGTCGTCAGATCGTGCTCGACGAGCCTAAAGTCTTCGGGAGGGGCCCCGGTTCCCGCGCGCTGCTCACGACGCTTCCAGAGCTTGCCATCTTCGACGAGACAGGCCGTTCCGTCGTATTTGCGAGTCGCAACTCCCTCGCCAGCGATCACCCACATGCAGCCGGGCACAACCTCGTCGAGCACGCGGGACCGATCTCCTTCCCAGTCGCGTTCGAAGATGGTTGGAATCTTCTTCATGGGACTCCTTTGACGATTAGGGTCGCGTAAAGTTATCGCATCGACCGGACGCCCCGCCCCACTCCGGTCTCTCGGGATGAACACCGCTGCCGCCCCCCGACCCACCTATGCCGCACGGTTCAGTTTTGCCTCGCATTCCTCGCGAGCCCACGAATAACGGTGATCGTGCGGGCACGTCTTCCATCCCCGGCGGCGCAGGATCTGCCTGCGCATGGACTCCAGCATCGGGTGGTGGCGGTGGCAGAGCGCGAGCAGGTTCTCATCCTCGTCCGTCCCGCCCTCGTCGCGCGGGACGATGTGATGGACGTCGATGAGCGGCGAGCAGGGCCCGCCCAGGAAGCGGCCGCTACAAGCGCGGTCGCGATCGATGATCCGCGCTCGGATGTTCTCCCAGGATTCGTTCATCGAAGATCACGAATCTAATGTTGCCTGAGAGGGCAGACAACAAACCGTCTGTCAGGCGAATGCATGTTTCGAGAACGAGAACCAATCATCCTTGCGCTCAAGCCACGCGCACTCCCAGACATCGTCTAGAGCGAGCCGGAAGTACGGGCGCTTGCTCCGCCGACGCTGCTTGCAGCGCCGTAGGTGAGCGGCCATGCTTCCTCCCACGAAGCCGGAGCTGACCGATCGTCCCCTCGCGCCGCAAGCACAGCGCCACTCGAGCGGGAACACACTCATCGTGGATCTTCTCGCCAGAGGACTCCGTCGCCGATGCATACGAACTCCACGTGGAGAGCGCCAGCGAGCTTCACGAGCAGCATGAGATTGGGGATCTTTACACCTGCCTCCCAGTAGCTGATCGCACGATCAGTGACACCTGCTGTCCTGGCGAGAGCGACTTGCGACATGCCCCGCGTCTGGCGAGCATCGCGGATTGCATATCCGACTGAGTACATCATTCGAGGAAGAGCACGTCTTCGGCGCGCACGTAGCCAGGAGCGGGGTACTCGATGATGCCGAGCGTGCGCATCTTGCCGAGGATGTTGTTGAAGTTGCCGCTGTTTGCGGAATAGCCGACCTCGTCGGCGATCTCCTGCTTCGATGCGTCATGTGGGTAGCGAGCAAGCAGTGCCTCCAGAACACGTCGCTGCGGACCAGGGAGCTTCTCCAGCACCTTTGCGTGCAGGGCCGACGTTGTGGGCGTTTCCTCAGGAGCCTGCGCGAGAGCACGTCCTGCATCCGTGAGCTCGACTGTGCCCACCTTCGGATAGTCGACGATGCTCGCTGTACGGAGCTGCCCAAGTAGGTTGTTGAAGTTGCCCGAGTTCGGAGAGTAGCCCGCGATGAAGCCGACGCGGCGACGCTCTCCTTCGAGTTCTATCGACTCGAGCCAAGCGAGGGCGTCGAGGACCTTCTGCTGCGGGACGGTCGGCTCGAAGCCTTCAGCGGCTTGAGCGTCTTCGGATCGATGCCGCGGGCGATGAGCATGACGTTCAGCACGCCCTCGATCCGGCCGAGCCGCGCTTCGATCTCGCGCAGCAGTTCTTCCTGCTCGGGTGTCAGATCGGACATTCGATACTCCCTTCAGTTCGGCAATGCGTGCGACAAGGCTCTCGTACGAATCGTGGATCGTATGCTGAAATTCAGCGACGTCGTCGACTCGCAGCTTGAGCTGTCTCATCAGGGTCTCGAGATTCTCGATCTCTCCGTTGAAGACAGGCACCTCGACGGTTTCCGTCACGACTGTGACGTCATTCTTGTGTGCGAGCTCGGACTCAAGTTCTCGGATGCGTGTCTTCAGCTCTCGCGGATCCTCAGCCTTCACGCGCTCGGCCGTCGCCTTGATCTTCTCACCCAGAGCAGCGATGTCGATCGAGGCCGCGTTCTCGGGTTCCGCCCGGTGCTCGCCTGCCTTCGGCGTGCGTGAGGAGTCGAACGTCTTGCGCGCCCGGAACTGCACGCGCGAGAGCACGTCGTTCTCGGGATTCCAGATCCATCCTTCTCCTGTGGCGAGTGAAGGCAGTGAATCCATGACGCCGGCGCCGCGCTCGTCTCCGCGCGAGTCGATCCACTCCTTCACTGCGCGCAGATCATGCGGGCCCGTCGTGCGCATGACGACGAGCGTGTCAGCCTGCGTCAGCACGTCCTTCGAGAGAACAGCGGAGCGCTGGGTGATGAGTGTGGCACCGAGTCCGCGAGCTCGGCCGCGGCGCACGATCTGCTCGATCGCGCCCTGCATGCGCTCGGAGCCCTTCACCTTCTGCGGAGCGAAGCTGTCAGCCTCTTCGAGGATCAGATGCAGGAGCGAGTGGTCCCGAGCCTTGCGTCGGAAGAGGCGCTCCGCGAAGTCGGTGACGAAGCGGCCGACTGCTGCCTTGGAGGGCAGATCCGAGAGATCGAGGAGGAGCGACTGGCCGGAATCGACTGCGACGTCGGCGATGAGCGCGCCGGCAGTCTGCTCGAGCGGCACGTCACCGTGTGCGCCCCCGAGCACTGGCACCTGCAGGCCCGGAGATTCGCCATCTGATCCATAGCGAATGCCCCACCATGCGCCCACCGGATCGAGGATCACCGTCTGCACGCCCTCACGGATGAGTTCCTCTGCGAAGACGGTGGCTGTATTCGTCTTACCAGCACCTCGTTTTGCGAGGATCGCTGTGGCCTCTCCAGCGAGATCAAGCGGCAGCGAGAGATCCTTGCTGACCTTCAGCACTGCTATCGCCTCCGATTCCTCTTGCGTGCCTGCTTCGCGCACTTGGCGCGAGCACGATCCCGTGTTCGCTGCTTTGAGGAGCAATTGGGTTTCGTGCTCTCCACGATGTCACGCGAGGCGTGTCGCGGCCCGGCTGGCGTCATCCGCGTGCGGCCAGACAGTCCGATCTGAGCGAGCAGTCGTTCCCAATGGCTAGGCATTCACTCTTCCTCCAGCACGTGGCCGCAGTGCGGGCAGATCTTCGGGCTCGGCACGAGTTCACCCCTGCGACCAAGGGCAGGCGCCTCATTCGCACCGAGGCGTTCCTCGCGATCCAGTCCTGCTCGTCCTAAGGGATCGCTCTTGCTCGTTAAGGCCTCATTGCCCACCGAGCCCGAGCTTTTCGGTTTCAGCCCCGCATCGTTCAGCGCTGCGCGCATGTCCTCTCGTTTCCAGTCATAGCGCTCAGCCTTGTCGAGCCACTGGTCTCGCACTCGAGGGTCGAGATAGGCGACCTCCGCGTGGGTCGAAAAGGAGAGCATCTTGCGGCGCCGCGTGCGCGGGATGCGGGATGCGACCGACTTGTAGTTGACGAGGGTATGCGGAGAATGAGGCAGGATCGCCTCGAGTTGTGCCCACTCCTCGATATTGTCTTCGGCACTGTTGAGAAGATCGCCAACCCAGAAGCAGTAACCGCGTCCGATCGTCGCAAGGAACGCTCCGAGGCGGAGGTAGGCGTCGCGGCTTAGCCCTTCTGGGTTCGCGATCTGCAGGGAGGTTTCGGTAAACGTGATCCCTGCGGCCTCAAAAGCCTCAGCTTGGAGAATGGCAGGAACGCCCGCCACCGGTTAGCCGAACGAGATCTTCTTCGCGATCGGAACAGGCTCGCCCCAGGAAGTCTCGGAGACGGCACGGTAAGAGCCCTCGCCGAACATGTCGCCGTTCTCGCCTTCGTTCATGAATGCTCGGATGGCACCCTCGCGGTTGCTCGCAGCCTGCTTGCCGATCTCGACCCAACCAGTATCGCCGAATGTCGCTTCTGTCGGTACCGAGGCGAGCTCGTTTTGCTTCAAGATCACGTACATCGTTTCGGCCACGTCTACTTGCCTCCTCTGGGTCTCCGCCCAACGTTGATGTTCTTCCTTGTTCCGTAGTGAGCCTCAAGCGTCCCGATCGCGACGCCTCGGAGGGTGCCGAGCCTATCCGCCGCCTCCATCAGGAGCAAGCGGTGCATCGCGTCGGGGACTTTGAGCCGAAAGCGATCCGAGGTGCGCTCGTAGCTCCTCCCGGAATGCACCCACTCGATGCCATAGTGCTCCGCGAGAATCTCGCCGGCGACGTCGTTCAGCGTAGTGTTCTTTCCGCGCGCATCCCGCTCGAGAGCCCGGCGGAGCGCGCGCGGGAGCGATTCGTTGACGACGAGCTTCATTCCCTAGACGTCGAGACGCTGGATCAGATTGGTGATTTTCGCGCGGACCTCACGTAGCTCGGCCACTCGATCTGCGAGCGGCGAATCGGAGGAATCCCGCAGCATTGTTGAGGGCATTACCTGGTCCTCCGGGACTCGCCGCAGTACCGGTACCAGTCGTTGCTCAAGCATTTCGACTTCCTTCGAGAGCTCCGCACAGACGTACTGGAGCTGGAGCCCGGAACTCTCGCGTTCGGGCGTCGACTTGTCGGCATATCCCTCGTCGTACATCGTTTCTCCTTTCGTGGATGACGGTAACTTTACGCGCTGTCTCGGATGGACTTCCTCGCACGGTAGTCTTTGCCGAAGAGAGAGCGAGCGAGGTTCTCCGTCCGCCTCTTGCGCTCTGGCGAGGAGACACCATGTTTCGCGACGAGCTGCGCCAAGTGTCTCTCGTACGCGTCCGGTATCAGGCGCATGAGGCGTGAGCCGAGGCGCACGTTGGCGAGTGGTGCCGTCTGATCGGTGAGATCGGCGAGCAGCTTCTCGACGTCGAGCCCGAGACGCCTAGTGTAGGCGACGAAGCTCTCGTTCTCTTCTGGCTCTGGCAGTCCTGCTTCGAGCGCCCAGGCGGGTGGGTCCGGGCGGAGATCTGACAGCGACATTCCCCCTCCCAAGGGTCGTCAGTGAATGAATCGTTTGTGGCGGTTGTGCCAGCGCATCCTCGCGCGATCTGGCTCGCGTTTCAAGTCCTCTTTCGGGGGCCGCTTCTTCCCGCGCCCGACGAAGCAGCCCTCTTGCAGGCATTGTCTTGGAGTACGGCAGACGGAGCAGAGTGTCATAGGTCAAGGGTGAGTCGGTCGTCCTTCCGGAAGATCATGCAAATGCGGGCGGAGTGCCAGACCCGGGTGAGGACAACGATGCGATGGACGAGGATCGTGCCCTTCGGCCGCGGCGCCATGATTTTATGGTAGATCGCCACATGCCCCGCTGGCTTGCACACCCGCACCGCCTCCTGAACGAACTTCCCGTAGCGAAGCGGCGGCGTGCCGTAGAGCTCCTCCGACTCCTCGTCCGAGTACGGCGGATCGAGGAGCACGGCGTCGTATGTATCGTCGGCGATCCAGTGCAGATCGTGTGCGTCACCGACCCAGGTAGGCGCGGTGCTCTCATTCAGATCCACAGAGTCCCCGATCTCGCACAGCCCGCCGAACGGCTGTAGCACTCTCTCGGGCTTGCCGACGACACGCCACCAGCGCTGCTCGAAATGGAGCGGGAAGGAGCCGACATAGGCGTCGCGACGAGGGCGCGGAAGCACCCACACTTCGGTCGGAATCTTTCTGTTCCGCGTCATCTGTGTAGGTATCGACGTCGCGCTTGGGCGAGCATCTGCTCTCGCTCGGAGATCTCCAGCGGCTCGTCCTCCTCGAGCACGCAGCAGTTCTCCTCAACGTCCCAGACGGACTCGGGATCAAGGCATTCTGACGTCACCTCGTGCACCTGAGGCGTCCCGTTGAACTCCATGATCCGCATGTACTTCAGTACCCGCACATGCTTCGTACAGCACAAAGTGTCGGTCTCGTCCAAGAAAAGCGCGTGCAGGAACGGCTCCTCCAGACACAGCGCGCTGCGGTCCTCGCCGAAGATGCCACCTCCACAGGTGAGTTTGCTCACGGCAGCATCCCTAGTTCTCGATCGCGATGCGCTGCCAAACGGAGAGATTCATCACACGGCCAGTGAAAGGGCGGTTTGCTGATGGTGCCGCAAATCCGGACGCATGCTGATCCAGCGAACGAGTTGTCCGAACTCGCGATCACTCAGATGCGGAACCTCGGTACGTCTTGGGCTCCGCTTGAAGATCGACACCCCGCGCCTGCTGACTTGCAGGAGCCCCACGTCTCGAGGAACCCAACATGTTGGAGCCTCGCGCTCGACACGGGAAATCTGGACGACGCCCCTGCCCTTGCAGGTGGGGCAGACGATGTAGTCCCAGGCGTGAGTCCATGAGCCGACGTACGGGAGCGGCACGTAGACGTAGTGCGTCCTTCGTCGCCCCCATGTCTGGCATTGCTTCCCCCACAACCCCGGGCAGCGCTCACCTAGGAAGTCCGTGCCCTCCCACTCAGGCTCCTGATAGTCCAACTCTTCCTCTGTGAGAAGTCCGCTGGGAACGACGAAGTAGAACTCGTGGCACCAGTTCACGTTCAGCACACGCTTGCCTGGATCTAAAAGTTCAGATCGCAGATCCGCGCGGCTCACCTTGATCTCGTGGCCGATACGCATGAACTTTCCTTTTGACCCCCATGCGCTCCAGGCAAGAAAATCGATGTTGCGCCACTCCTCGATCACCGTCCACGGCCCGGGCATCCCTGCGAAGACACCCCCTGGATAGTGGACACGCAGGCGATCCTTCACCTCCTGTGCTGTCATGGGTCCCGCCGGCGCACTCATTGTCCCGCCAGCGGGATCATTCCGCAGTCTCCTTCAGCACGGCGATCGTGTCGTCGACTGTGGATCCCTTCGAGGTCTTTCCGATCATCGCCTCAGCGACATCCTTCTTCGGAGAGCCGGCGGCTACCCATTCTGCGAGCAGCTTGTCGTAGCGTTCCTGGGACATGATGTCAGCGTCGTCCGCGAAACCCTTCTCCTGCGGGAAGGGGATGAGAGAACGGGGCGTACGCGAACGGCGCGCCCACCACCACACGTAGACCCATTCCGGCGTCGCTATGCCTCGCTTACCTTGGACCTCGATCATGTCCCGCTGCTCGCCGACGGGCTCGGAGAGCTTCTTCTGTAGCGCATATGCCTCATGGAATTGGGCCCAGGAGGGAAAGCGCTTCCACTCCCGGCGACCTTCGAGCACGGCTTTCGTCGCCAGATCCGCATCGAGTGGCGATACCTGCTCGATCCAGACTTCCCGTTCCTGCTCGAGCAAGCGGGTGCTCGTCATTGCGGCCATCACGCCCACAAGCTCTGCTGCCTCTCCGATCTTCATCCAGTCTCCCCCACTTGAGGCGGAGGGTGAATGGGTGTCGCGCGACTCCCCGGCAAGATGCGCCGCATCCGCATGTCCCCCTCGATGTCCAAGATCTCCGCGTAACAGCGCCCGTAGGCAGCTACATCTTCTTTCGCGTCGAGAAGATCGTCCAGTGTGGCCCAGGGCAGGTCCTGGATCTGCTCAGCAGTAAGGCTCATCGCGCCATCCTCGCAATCGTCTCCGCTAGCACCTCTGCGCCTTTTGCTTCTACCGCCTCCCGAACCTTCTTGCGCGCAGCATCCATCGCCTGACGCAGGTCTTCGCCGACCACCTTCCCGAGTTGGCGCCCGATGATTTCATCGAGCAGCGTCTCGCGGCGAGAGCTGCTGAAACCACCAGAATCCGCGCGCGACTGCTTTAACTCCGACTCGACCCTCGTGACGATGACTTCGCGGAGTTCAGTCGGTTCGCCGACCCTGTCGCCGTAGGCGTTCGTCGGCTGGTACGGCCTCTCGAGCGCCTTGGCGACAAGCGGCGCGACAGCCTCGCGGATCTGCTCCTCCGCCATCTCGGCCACGCGTTTCTCGACGGCTTTCTGTAACTCGTATCTTCCGAACAGACTCGTCACGGCCCGTTCGAGGATCGCCTCAGCCACGGTTTGCTCATCAGCCCAGACCTCGCCTAGGTCGATCACGATCTGCGTCATGCTTCGGCTCCTTTCGATTTCTCTGCTCGTCTTTGCGTTTCCTCACGTAGCGTTTTCCACACTTCGCTCTCTGAATGTTCCATCTCCCTCGATGTCTCGTGCATCGCCTGAACATAGGCCTGCCGCGTCATCCGCTCCCCCGCCTGAGCTACAGCCATTTCCTGCGCGATCGTCTCCACAGATCCGAACCAGCCAGTCCTGATCGCAACGACACAGGAAGCGACGACGACGTTCGGAGGGAAGTCTGATTCGAGCAGCGCCTTCGCTGCCTTCCCCAGTCGCGCTCGGATCGAGGGAGCAAGGGGTATGCCGCGTGTGCGGCAGAAGTCCACCGTGGCAGCTACGGCGTCTCCAGCATTCCAGGGAGTTACCTCGCCATTCCGCCGCACCACCCCTTCGGAGAGTTTTTCTGGGTGTCGTTCCACGAGTCTTCTCCTCCTACCGCAGCGGATGGTCGGCGCGCTCGCGCGCCTCGGCCGTGGTCCTTCGCTAGCGCTGATCCTGAGATCAGAAGGCCGAGGGGTTTGAGGTTTTCTGTACGAAGTACGTCGGGAGACAAAATAACGCTCGTACGCTCCGGTGTTCTCGGATCTCGCGGCTCGCTCGACAGCTCCGGTAGTCTCGGTTACCACGGCCCGCTCGACGATTCCGGTGGTCTCCTCGGACACGGCTCTCCACACCCTGGTCTTGGGGGCTTTTCCAGAAGGTAGGGATTTGACACATTCCCAGCGGCCAGAGAGCTCGAGTTCGCGCCAAGCCCGTTGCACCGAGCGCGTCGAGCAGCCAGCGGCTTGCGCGAGTGTCGCTTTCGATGCGAAGCAGATGCGATCCCGATACACCATCCGGTCACGCATTGCAGCTTCTACAAGCTGCGTAACAACCGCCGGACGTGCTACGGTCTTTCCAGTCTTTCGTTCATAGGCGTCCGAGAGACTACAACTTTCGCCGGCGCGGCGAAAGGTGCTGGAGGGAGAAGGGCCCCGGGAGGGGCCCTTCGGCTACTGGCATCAGAATTCCGTGTCCCTGGCTTCTTCGGCCAGTCTCTCTACGTCTTCCTCTGACAACACGCCTTCGATGGCTTCTTCCGGCTCTGGCGGTTCCAGAGTGACGATCTCCACCGCGAGGCTATTGAACGCGAACGCGAACGCATCCTGGATGTACTCGGGCGAGGCTCCGAGATCTGGAGGCGAGATCTCTTCGAGCTTTGCGGCCGCGTTGCGAACTCGGATCCACCACTCGGTCTTCTCGGCCTTGGTCAGCTTGGACCATGCCTTGTTGAAGTGCTGCTTCGTCACCTGCCCGATCAGCGCTCTCCAGTCGATCCGCTCATTCAGGTTTCGCAGGGCCTCCTGGACGGCCGCGACTTGCTCTTCTCCTGAACCCTGGATCGCGTTTTCGAGCAAATCCTTGCCGGGATCGAATGCCCTCTCTTCAGTCACGGCTTCGTCCTTGGCGACTTCTTCGGGGGTGTCACTCCCGCTGGCGGGAGCATCCTCGACGTCCTGGGTGAAGATGTCCGAAGCCGCGGTGGCATTCAGATCCGCGGCGATCAGTGCGCGCTTGTCGGCCATCTTGAGCACGGTGTTGTAGGTGTCCGCTAGATCGGGATTCGGGATCTTCTCCTCGGACTGCGAGATGATGCGCTCGTCGTCGTGAGCGAAGTTCATGCCACACCCGCCCTGCTTCTTCCAGCAGTACCAGCCAGGAGGATCGTCCGGGCCCGCGCCGTCGTAATCGCCCCGCTTGGGCTTGAATTTCGAGCGCTTGATCTGTGGCTCGCCGCAGTTCGGACACAGGCGCGTGCCCTTGCGAAACGCGTAGCGGGATTCCTTCGTCGTGCATAGGCCCTCGCCGGTGCCGACGACGAGATCCGTGGGAATGTGGCGCAGCTCGCACTTGGCGACGACGGTGAGGTGCCCGTCTTCGTGCCAGATCTTCTCGGAGTCGTAATGCGCCGCCAGTCGCAACGCCACGTTGATCGCCTCGGCGCCAGGCTTGAGCAGGCTCGGCTTGTTCACCCCCGGAATGACGCCGTAATGGACGTCGCGCTTCATGACGCGCCTCATTACCTCCTCGATCTTGTCCTTCTGCGCGACGACTTCGTCGACGGTGAGCTCGGCGCGAGTGATGATCGCCTCGGACGCCCTTACGGCCGGAAGGTTTCTCACTTCCTCGACGACCTCGGCGTCGATGACATCGGTGTCGGTTTCCTCAGCCATTCGGGACCTCCACTTCCACGATCGCCGGATTGGGCACAGGCTTGTGGCCGGAGGCATAGAGGGCAGCGTTGAGTGCGAACCCGACCTGGAAACCGCTTGCTCCACCGAGCCAGCCGTTCGCATGTGGCCAGCGCTCCTTCATCGCATCCCAGACCACGCTGTCTTGGTCACGGTTCTTTCCCTTCGTCCAGTCGGGCATAGGGCTTCCGTCTGGGTACGTCTTTGGATAGGGATGCGGCTCGAGTAGGGATGGGTCCTCCTCGATCAGGATGAGGAACGCGTGCCCGATCGAGTCGCAGGCTGCGCTGTAAGCCTCGTCGCGGCCCTCGGGATCGTCACCACCAGGCTCGACGCCTTCCCAGGGAGCGGGACCCTCGAAGAGAGGTGCAGCCTCCAAGCGAGCCCGGACCTCTTCTGGCGTTGCGCGTCCGTCGTCTGAGGGCTGCGGGTCGTCTCCGAGGATCGTCCCGAGGGCTCGTCCTGCGGTGATGCCCAGGTTTGCTCCGTCGCTCATGCTCTAAATCCTTTCTTTGATCCGTCGCCAGAGACTGACGGGAAGCGGATGCTCTGCCTTGTAGCGTTCGACGGCGTCCATCATCCCGTTCACGAAATGCATGTGCTCGGACAGTGTCTGGTAGTGAGCGGCGAGCCGAAGCTGTGAGAAGAAGATCTTGTCCTTCTCCTGCCCGTCCGCGAGGTCGTGGTGTTCTTGCGCAGTGGTGGGCCTGCCGTAGATGGTTGTGATCGTCTCCCAAAGCGAGCCGTCGGGGCGGACACCTATGACTTGATCGCAACTCGTGCAACGGAAGATCGTCTCCGGGCCGCGCGGATCATTGTGATGCTCGGGCTCCTGGACCAAGTCTCCGCCGCACTTGTTGCACGGGGGTAGCGAATTTCCCATTGCGACGCTTCGACTCATTCCTGTGCTTCCTTCTTCGGGCGCCCTCGGCGAGCTGTTGGAGAACCAGGGAGGTTGTTGGCGCAGACCCCGCAGAGATCCGCAACTTTGGATCCACGCCGGCCGTCGGTGTAGTTGAAGCGCAGGACTCCACCGTCAGAGTCGACTTCATTCCCGCATTGATCACAGACGAGCAGCTGCTTTTTCATTTCTCTTCCTTTCGATTAGAATTGGGCTTCGGAGATCCGCACCCGAAATCCTTCGGGAAGCATGTCACTCAAGTTCTCCTCCGCCTCCTCGACGAGGGCTGGCAGCTTGGAGAGAACGCGCCGCTCCTGTTGTTCGGCGTTATAGGCTGATCCCTCCTCTGCGGGAACCTCGCTCGGTGCGAGGACCTCAAGGGTGTACGAGGCGATTCCTCTCATTGATCGTCTCCTTCTCCGAGCTGCTGATTGAAGAGCCTGGTTATGGCCTCCATCTGCTGACGCGAACCGATCACGAGGTTGCGCTCGGCATCGAACTTGAGACCAACGGAATCGACCATTCCCTGAACGAGCGGACAGGGCTCCGTGATTCCATGGGGCGGGAGCCGCCAAGATTGCGCACCGCAATGAGGACACACCACCCACTCCCTCGGAGCGCCGAGCTCGTCGGACAGAGAGTTCAACTCGGGGTCGATCCCCTGGAGATGGTTCAGGAAGCGACGAAGCATGCGGTAACTTTACGCGCTGACTCGGACACGCTAGCCCCGCCACTCGAAGAAGTGGTAGACGAGCTGTCCGCCAGCCATTTGCACAGTGCCGATGTAGCGCAGGGAGCTTTCGTCGCCGTCGAGCCACTGCAGTTCATGGCGCGGGTGTCCGGTACCCATGATCAAGATCCTTCGCGCCTCGAGCACGGCGTTGGGGTCGACGCCCGCCCATAGGCAGGGCGTCTCTCCCTGCATCTGAACCGTGAGAATCCGTGCCCCCTTAGGCATGTCGATACTGACCTCGTCGGCAGCATGATGCAGCGGGAACTTCCAGATCGTCTTCACTTGGAGATCCTTTCGGCATAGCGGGCTGCCTGCTCGATCGCCTGGGCCATCTCCTGCGTCTTGCAGTAGACGGCCTGCCAACGACCGTTCTCGTGCATCACGGACACGACGTGCCACTCGGAGCGTCCCTGGGGATGCTGGAGGATCCGTGGGCCGACGTAGACTGCCGCCGGCAGGGCCTCGGCGAGGCGACGGAGCTTGGCTTCAAATGCGTTATCAGTCTGAGAGCTAGGCACGATCCCACCAGCCCAAGGGTCGGCGGCAGAGGGCGCACCTGACGTAGCCGTGAGTCGAGATGTGGCCGTCCCGCTCCAGGCGGCTCTCGCGCACCACATACCACGTCTGGTTCTGGAGCGTGGCTTTCTCGCATGCGCAGACGCCGTAGAGGGCAACCGCCTCGGCACCGCGCCATTCGCTCAGCACTTCACGTTCCAAAGGGATCACAGCGCTTCCTCGGGTACGGGCAGCGGCTCCCAGCAGCGTGGGCAGTCCTCCCCGACTTCGCGCCCTTCGTCGTTCACGAAGCGCCGCACGACCATTGCGATCGGCGGAGCTTCCACGAGATATGTGTACTGCGCGCCGCACCCCGGGCACGCCACCTCCTGGCTGAAGACTTCCCAACTGCTCATCGGTCCTCCTCTCTGAGCACGCCGAAGGGGGTCATTAGACAGCGCTCGCATTCGAGTACGCCTCCTTTCTTCTTCCTGAATAGGTGCCCTTGTGCGCAGCTGGGTGGCGGTGTAAGAGACTGGCGGAGAGCAAGAAGCTCCTGCTTCAACTGCTGCTGCTCGTCGATATACACAGCTACTCCCTCATCGCTCGTCGTAGAACTGGACGAGTACGGTTCGCTTGTGTCCCGCCCATGTGCGGTAGAAGGGCGGAGGATCGGTCGGCCGCACGCCGACCTCGGCCATCACCTCAGCGGGGACATACAACCAACAGCCGCGTTCCCGGCCTCGTCGCACTGTTCGGCGTCTTGCCGCGGAGTCGTGTTTGCCCGAGGGCCGCACCTGCGCCAGTAGGCCCTGATCGAGGTTGCTCGTTTTCGTCATGGTTTCCTTCATCGTCTTGGAATGAGCGCGCGCTTGATCTCCGCGATGTCCTCGCGCATGCGCTTGAGCTCGTCGAGGATGACGTTAGGGGCACCGTCGCCCGAGACGAAGTCCGAAAGCGGTACCTTCGTGAGGGCGGAGATGCGCTCGAGCGTGCGCAGGCTAGGCTGAGTGACGCCGCGCTCCCAGCGTGAGACGGTGATCGACTCCACGCCCATGCGCTCGGCAAGGCTTTTCTGCGTGTACCCGCTGCCGCGCCGCGCGCGTTGGATGCGCTTGCCTAGTTCGCTCATCAGATCTCCTCTCCGATCAGCCGGACGCCGCCTTGCCCGTCCGTGTTTCCGATGCGGTAGCTCGCCTGAACGAGTGTGTACGTATCGTCCGGTACGTTCTCGGTAGTGGGCATGAGGTACTGGATGCTGCCCTCGAACGAGTCATGCTTTTCGACTCGCTCGGCCATGTGTCGAAGAACTGCAGCCAGGGTCTCGCTTGTCATCGGTGTCGGTTTCATCAGTCCCCCATCGAGTTGCAGAGAGCGATGCCCTCATTCGTTGCCCGGTATTCCCAGTAAAGGCCGACGCCCGTTCGCATTCGCTCTTGGGCGAGTCCAAACCGCGCCAGTGATTCGAGCGTGTTCGCGCGTGTATGCAGATATCCGGGGCGGATCCACTTGGGATATAGGTCCACGAGCGTTATGAGGTTGCGCTCCTGTGCGTAGGAAAGTTTGAGATTCATGACTGCTCCTTCCGTCGCTCGATCTCGGCACGGAGATCGAGCGCGTAGGCGCTTACGATCTGCTCGAAGTCTTTCAGCACTTCACTCGGCAGGTCACGAAGGCGCGGGCCGTGCTTTTGGACGGTGGTGCGGATCGCCCGCGACATTTCGGCCATCGGCGACCCGAGTTCACTCATCTTGCACGTCCCAGGAAACTTCGATGGTGCCGTCCGCACGAGCCGGTTCGCCGATCTCATCGTCGCCGTGCATGGCGACCTCGGCGACCTCCTCTATCACTGTGGAGTTCAGTGACGACAGCGACTTCGACTTCTTCCGCGGGAAGTGCGTCGCCGCAGTAACGAGGGTGGCCACGTGGCCTCCTTTCGGTTGAACTACGGGCTGGTCTTACGCTGACAGCATGAAGCCTAGCGGCGCTGCTCGTCAAGCCAGGGAAAGTGTGCACGGAGATACGAAGCTTCGTTGAGTACGGCAGCGACGCGTCGCTGCTCCTCGGGAGTACCCCTGATGTCGTAGGGCTCGGGAACGCCGAAAGCCTCGCGCTCCTCGGTGGTTAGCCGACGCAGGACGTGGAAAATGCCGGGTCGCTCGCCCTCATATGCCCACTCGCCCAGCTCGGCGTCACCAACACCAGAGAGCCCCGCCCGTGCAAGACGGCGACCTTCTCGTGGATTCCTGTCCGGTGTGCTTCCGCTCGCGTGCCACACGGGTCCGCCGAACTTCTCGGCTACTCAGCCCCAGCCCGCGCGCACCGTTAGGACGAGCGTGCCCGCGATTGAGCGATGACCGAAGATCGGCCGCGCTTGTTCCTCTGGGATCAGCGTCCAGTTCTCGATCGCGACCTGCTGCCAGGCGGAGAGTTTCACAACTTCACGCCGCTACTCATGGCACATGGATCTTCGGGGGACCGCGCCGAACTGGTTCCTCTCCGTGCTCAGCGAGCCTGTCGCGAAGGTAAGCGATTGCCCGCTTCTGCTCCTCGATTTTGAGTGTCGCGCGGCCGAGAGCTCGCTCGAGCTTTTCCATGCGCTTGCGCTCCTGTCGGTTGCTTACGGTCTCGCGTAGTGCGTTCAGGCTCTCGATGTGATCACGCTGCTCCTTGATCCTGCGCTCCAGGATGACGAGATATTCCTCCGACCCACGTTCCGGTCCCGTCGTCATGGTTCGCTGGTCATGTCGCCATGAGGGACTGGACGACCGCCCTGCCGAGCATCGTCGCCACGGGCGAGGAGACCGCATTCCCGATCATCCTCACTCGCAGCTCGTTCGAGAGCTCGACGAACTTGCCGCGCTTGTTCCGTCGCCGCGCGTTCAGGTTGTAGGCCTTGCCGTCGGGTCGCAGGTGCATCTGCTGAGCGGCCAGGAGTTCCGGCCACTGCAGCATCCGGAAGAGGCAGTCATTGATGTCCTCCTCGCTGATGACGAGCGCCTCCCGATCTTTGCCCGTCACCGCCCCCATCGGCATCTCCGTGCTCTTGCCGTTTCCGTTCGTGTAGTAGGGGACGAGAAGTGATTGCTTGTCGCGGCTCGTCACCGTGCCCGCCGCGTCCTCGAGTGAGCGCACGAATCCGGGCACGCCGTTGTAGACAAGGAGCCCGTGGTGATAGGCGCCGCTCGTCACCGTGTGCGCCGGGATCTCGACCGGCGCCGCGTCTCCGTGATTTCGGAAAGAGACGAGCGCCATCTCTCCGTGTCCGGCGACGGTTGGCACGGGCTCCTCGATCGCCAGCGGCCTGCGATCGCCGCCGCGATTCACTCGCACGAGCATGTGCTGCGCGGGCGCTGTCGTGACGGTACGCATAGGCTCCTCGATGGCGTCGCCAACACCGTTCTCGCGGTTCGGGATGACGAGGGCCATCTGTCGGTCGTGGGCCGTGAGCGTGTTCGTCGGCTCGCCGGGTGTTCGCGGCACTGCGGACTGTCCGCCTACTCGGAGCACGACCCCGTTGATCTTCTCGGGCACGACGAGACCCATGTAGGGCGTGCCCGTGACCGTCCGCAGAGGATCGTGCACGCTCCACACGCGAGCGTAACCCGGCCGCTCGTACAGATGGCCACCGACTTGCACGGTGACCGGCTCCGTCGTCGCCAGACGCTTGAGGCCCGTGCGGATCCGCTCCCTCGTCTTCGTGGCGAGCGGCTTCTCCCGGTCTCCGATGCGCGTCATGGCGAGACCCCAGTCGATGATCGACTTCGCGCCGACGACGGCCGGAGCGACGTTCTGGTAGCAGCGGGGACACACGTACAGGTACTGAGCGCCGTAACGGCCCCAGTGGAACTTTCCGGGCGTGTCCCGAAGCGACCCCTTGCTCGCCTTCTTCCACCACTGCATGCCGCGGACGATGGTCTCGCAGTTCGAGCACCAAGACGTGGGCCGGAAGTCGAGGTCCGGCTCAGGAAGACCGTCGCGCCAGAAGACGACATACATGCGATCTCGAGACTGCGGCGTCGGAAGCGCGAATTGCGAGTTGAAGTAGACGATCCGGCCTGAGTAGCCCAGGTTGCAGATCGCCTCGAACCAGCGATCGAAGGGCTCCCACAGTCGCGCCTCGATCACGTTCTCGACGATGACGGCGTCGTAGCGGTGGAACTCTGTGAAGCGGACGACGTCGCTCATCGTCATGCGGGAGCGCTCGGCGGAGTCGTCGTCCGACTTGCGCCCCCGGCAGTAGGCGTGATGCACGCACTCCGGGGAAGCCCACAGAAGCGGCGTCCTGCGGAAGCGCGATGCGGGGACAACCTCGACGTCATGCACGTCGTGGTCTGCGTGCGGGAAGTTCGCGTTGTGCGCCTCGACTGCGAGGTCCCAGTGGTTCAGGCACTGCGTCACCTCGATGAGCTGCCGCCCGCAGTCGGGACAGCGCACGAATTCGAGCCCGAGGCTCGACCCGCCGGCGCCACAGAAGAGATCTGTGGCCTCGAGCGTCCCCATCCCGATGCACGTCGGGCACCCGTCTGTGTCGTAGGCGGGAGCGGGGAGTCGTTGGGTTCCAATGGCCATCTAGCTCTTTCTCCTTTCTAGGGCATCGTGCACGGTTTCCCGGTCGACGCCCATGTACTCGGCCGCGGCGATCTCCGCGTTGGCCTGGGTGTATCCCGCCTTGAAGGTGGCGGGATCGTCCTGCATGAGGGCCTCGGCCATGATCACCGCAGCCTGCACGGGATCGCCTCCGGACTCACGCAGCAGTTCCTCTGCAAGCGTCATCATGACGCCTCCTTTCGTGCTGCTCTTATGATCCACGCGATCTCTTCATCGCGTGTCGCGAGTCTCACCTTGCCCGCTAGTTCGTTCGCTGTGCAAAAGCCGATCGCGTGCTTCGGCAAGAGTGGCGAGTTGTAGAGCGCGATTTCGTCGCCCCAGGAGTCGATCCGACGAAGCTCAATCGCTCCGACTTCACCGGCCTGGAACAAGTCGGTGCCCGCTGCGCTTCTGAGCGGTTGCTCGAAGTAGACGAGCACCGAGGGGTGCACCAGGTTGAGCACTTCGGTGCGTGTCATCCTGCCTCCTCCTGATTCTCAGTCTGAGAATCCATCGTGAACAGTGCGCCCTGCCCTTCTAGGTAGGACTTCGTGAAGGCCATCGGCTTGAAATTGCCGTCGCCCTCAAAGAGATTGTGGATCTTCTCCTCTTCACCTTCGTTCCCCGGCCGCGTCACGGGCAGCCAGGACTCCCCGTCGAGAGACGAGAAGTGAAAGACCTCGTCCCCGACTTGCAATACGGCGTTGTGGACTGTCAACGTCGATACGCCTCCTTTCAGATCTCGATTCCCATGGCCTTAAGCCGCCTGGCGCGGAAGAGCACCATGTCGATGACGTTCATGGCCGTGCGCTCGTTCTCCGAGCGCGCGTCTAGGTTCTGCTCGACGCGGAGTGCGAGGTTGCGGATGTTGCTCTCGTCGAGCGACTCGAACGGATGCAGAGAATGCTCGTAACAGCGCGGGCAATCGTCTGCTAGCCCATGCGTGTGCGAGTCCTCGTGATATGTGTGGCTGGTCATTCCATCATCTCCTTCCTGCGCCGCTTCTCGGCGCGTTTCGCGCGTGCTTTCACGCGCGCCTGCTCTCGGGCCTCAGCCGTTGAGCGAGCTTCCTGGTAGCGCTCGCGGGCATAGTCGGCGTTCGCTCTGCGGCAGCGCGTGCACTGGCATCCGCGTCGATAGCGGGCGACAGTCCCGTGTTTCGGCATGGCCGGAGGGGGTTCGTGCACCTTGAGCCCGATCCTCCAGAGCGCCGTGCGCAACGAGTCCCCTGAGCTGTAGCCGAGCTTCTCCGCTTCGACTGCGAGTGTCGAGCGCCGTTGCTCGATGCGCCTGGCTGCCTTGCGCAGTCCCTCCTCATCTCTGCGCTGAACCTCGGGATGCGCGAGGTCAAGCGGCGTGAGCAGCTGCCCGACGCGCTGCCTGGAAATCCCGTAGCGCTCCCCGATCTGCGCGTAGCTTAAGCACTCCTCCACGTGTAGGCGAGCCATCTCGAGGACCCGTTCGGGCACCCGCTCGCGGTACTCGTCGAGCCAGGCGTTAGCGGCGGCGACGCGCGTCACGTCCCACCTTCTTCTCCAACCAGAAGGCCGCGGCGACGAAGCCGCCTGCTGTAACCCAGCCGATGCCGACGCCGAGCAGATACGGCCACGGATGGGTCATGACAACTTCGCGGGTGTCGGCTCGTGTGTCACGGAAGCACCCTTTGGATTTCGCGGAGGATCAGCTGAAACGCGATATGGCGCTCGCGGTGATCCAGTGCAATTTCCTCCACGGCTCGCAGGGCTTTTATGAGCTGCGCGATCTCTCCGCACAGTCTTTCAATGTCTGTTTCGTTCGTTGCGTTCATGCCGCCTCCCTTCGTCTACCGAGCGCGAACGGGTGCACGATCCAGTCGCCCGGATCTTCGATCGTGTCGAGGATGCCCGTCGCGTCGTCGACGATGTACTCACCGTCCTCGTAGAGCTCGAAGAGCGCGACTCCGTAGCCAGGTGGATCGGGAGCAGCGGCGAGCAGCTGCAACTCGCCGGCGCGCAGACGGTACACACGGAAGCGATAACGTCCCTCGCCGCGCGGGAACGCCTCGTCGTAGCGCCGGTCATGATCTCGGTACTGAATGAGCGGCCGCTTCGGGCGCGTGAACTTCGTCCACTGGTAGCCCGCCGTCGTCCTTCTCACCGGCCGCGGCAGGTGCGTGCGACGGTGACGGTTCAGATTGCAGGGGCGCACCGGCTGCCTGCAATCCGGGCAGAGCACGTTGTGCTCAGATCGCGTCATACCACCCGCCTCCTCCGCAGCCTTAGTGCGTAGGTTCCGAGATCATCCAGGTCTGTCCAGCTGACCGTGGCTTGGATTGGTCTGCCGCCGCTTCCGTTCCGGACATAGCGGAGCGCGTCGCGAAGTTCCTTCACGAGTTCCTTCGCCTCTACGGGCGTCAGGTCGGGGGCGCGGAGGATGATTGAGACGCGGTGGCGCCCCTTGAACTCCAGCGGCTTAGATCGCGTAGATGTCGTCGACACTGCTGTACTCCAGTTCCCCCAGGCTCTCGAGGTAGCGGTAGCCCTGCTCACGCGCCATCTGCCAGGGATCCACGTCTCCCGGCATAACGACGACGAGGTGTCCCGCGTGCTCGATGTCGCCTGGGCGTTGGTAGGTGACTTCGACACGGGCGACGTTTACGGACTTGTCGCCCACCTTGATCGTCTTCAGGAGCGTGTCCGCCTCACGCTTCAGGCGACGCTCCGTCTGCTCTTCGCTCGTCATGTTCCCTCCAGTCGTACGGCGAGATCCGAGCGCACCGCACACGTCGGGCACGTTGGGAGTCCGCATGTCGGGCAGATCGCCTCGCCCTCGTAGGTCTTGCAGGCGACCTCGCCCACACGCGGTTTGCCGCAGTAGTACGTGAGCCCATCTGCGTCGACGATGTGGCAGTAGCCATCGTCCTCGTCGAGCACAACGTCTACGGTTTCGTCGTCGAGTAGCGAGGCGACCTTAGCCAGCCTCATCGGCCAGTCGAGTGGCTCACTCATCCTGATCCTCGTCGTCGTTATCAGTCTGAGAACCCAGAGCGACTGCCGGAACCGTTCCGTGGGACGGACAGTAGCCTTCCCACTCGCCATGAGCATCTGGGCGCAGGTTCTGGACCATCACACCGCACTCGGGGCAGCGGAACTGAACACCAGGATCGGTGTCGAAGGTGCCGCGGGGGTTCAATGACCGCGGCTCTCCATGGCCCGGGGGCAGAGGATCACGTGGCTCGTACACAGCGTCTCCTCCTCTCGTATCGAACTACCGCATTCGCTCGACACCGTCTGCACGACCTCCGCCCGTCAGGACGGATGTAAAGGTTGTCGCCGCTCAGCAGATGATTGTGTTTGCAGTGTGTTGCCGCTCGACGCCTTTCGTTGGCAGCAGTAAATAACGAAGCGAAATGGAGATACGCATGTTGCCCATGTGTCAACGGCTCTAGGTGGCGCGGGTAGATGCAGTGTCTGTTTGGACAGCGATGGTGCAGATCGTGGCCGTCAGGGATAGGGCCTACGAGTACCTCGTACACGACCAGATGCACACGGCGTTTCTGGTATCGGATAGACACCTCTGCATAGCCGTACACGTTTCTTCCCCCTTGCCACAACCAGCATCCCGATTCCGCGTCGACAACGACGCGTCTGAGGTAGTGCTCGACGCGGTCGGCGAGGGATGCGCCATTCGCCACCCTCCCCGGAGGGATTGGATCACGCACGGTTTCTCCTTTCGGTTGTCTGGGCTACCGACATTCTAGCTGTCGGCCTATCACTCGTCTATGGCAACCGGATCGGCATGACAAGGTAGAAGCGATCCGGCATCCCCCCGCCTTCGTGGTTCCAGTCCGGCTCGGTGATGAGGCAGGGCCGGAGCGGGTTGATGTAGTGGAAACGCACCTTCTCTCCGCCGATTGACTGCAGGGCGTCGTACATGAACGTTGGGTTGATCCCATACGGGAGCCCCAGCTCATATGCGCCCGTGGCCGTGGCCTCGATTCTGGACTCGACGAGGTTCACGTCCGGGATGTCCGAGCCGATGGTCGCTAGGACTGCATCCGCAGCCCAGGTGATCTTCGCCGGGCGGTTATATTCGTTCAGCTTGCTCATGCGATCGAAGGCCTTGAGCGCCTCCCGTCGGTTGAGCTCGATGCAGGCCTCCCAACTTTGCGGGAGGAGCTGTCGATAGTTCGGAAACTGTCCCTCGATCACGCGCAGCCACGCGCTCCGCTCTCCCTCGGAGAGCACGACCCACTTGTCGAAACGCGACAGCGTGACCTTCTTCGCGAGGCCGTGGCCGACGAACTGAAGTGCCTTGGCGAAGTCCTGGCCGTCGACGTTCGCCTCGCCGAACTCCGCCTGCGTTGAAGCGCAGGAGTCTGAGGCCAGACGGTAGGAGTCCGTGGCCGTCATACGGAAACGGCCTTTCCACTCCGGGTCCATCTCAAGCTTGACGCAGCACAGAATCGGCCGCGACTGGTCCTTGCCGAGTGCGGCCTTCACGGTGCCGAATGTGAGCTCGAACTCCTTGCGCTCGCAACTGACTGCGGAATCCGTCGGGCCAACGGGCAGCGTCGGATAGTCCTCGACGTTGCCGAGCGCGTAGTTGAGCGTGGTTGTGCCGTTCCGGATCGCGAGCACATTCTTGCGACCAGCGAATGTGACGATGCCGTCGAGCGTGCGCAGCCCCTTGAGCACCTTATCCGCCTTGAGCACGACGCGCGTGCCCTCGCCGACGTGCGTGACCGGAAGACGCTCACGCAGGATCAGGCTCATGTCCGATCCCTGCACGATCAGCTCTTTGCCCTCAAGCGCGAGATGCACGCCGTTCAGGACTTCGACGGCGTTCTTGTTGGTACGAGTGACGCGGCTGACGACCCCCAGGATCTCGGCCGCGGACGCGCGGAATGTAAACGACTTAGCCATTGTCTTCTCCTTTTGGATCTCGTACTCCGATGATCCATCCATAGGGTTCTGAGAGCATGCGTGCACGCTCGGCGCTGAAGCGCAGATCGCCTCGCACGTCGTGCAAGATGTTCGCTTTGCTGGTCAGGATGAACTCACGCGCAAGGTCACAAGCGTGGTTCTCATCACGGGCTGCGACGTCGTGGCGCCAGTGCACGACACCTGCCCGCTTGCCTATCACGTGGAACACGCGCAGGAAGCCGACCGCCTGGTCAGCCGTGCGGTCGATGATGGACTCGTTCATGCTTCTCCTCCTTTCTCAGTCTGAGAAACTCGTCAACCATGACGGGCTGCCGTTGGCGAGATCGACTACTTCCCAGGCTCCCACTGTATTTCCGTTCAGGTCGCGAACGCGGCCGCTCTCGTTCATGAGCAGCGGCTCGTTCATGTCCGTGCTCGCCGTCAGGCACTTCGCAAGCGCGTCGGCGACGTCCTGCATGGTCTGCATAGCCTCGTTCCCGAGATCAATGGCGATGACGATGCGCATCAGAGGACCCTCCGCGAGAACTCACGCGGTCGCTTGGCCAGGTCCTCTTGCTCCCAGCCATGAGGAGCCTCGGCGTACCCTTCGACCTTCTGGCAATAGCGCACACGCAGGGCGCGCAGGAACGCATAGGCCTCCGACTGCATCCACTCATCGTGCTCGCAGCTCTGGTAGTCGAGACAGTCGATCGCTGCGAACACTTCGCCGGGTGTGAGCGTATAGCCCGGATTCTCGTACACGTAGGGACCCATGTAGTAGGCGTCGACTGGACCGGGCAACTCCCCCATATCGGGGTTGTCGTCCGGGTAGCGGTGATGCACGCTCATGACGTTCTCGTTCACGAGGATCTGCCCGAGCGCGGAGGGGCTCACGAACTCGTGCCCTTCATAGCGAGGCGCCCGTTCCTCGGCGAATTCGTCGAGCTCTCGCCAGCCGGCGTAGCCACCGTTCTCTTCGACGGCCCACCATGAAAAGCCGTGGCCGCTGACCTCGCGAGCGTGTAGCGCTGCTCGTACGAGCAGGTCGATGTGCGTCTTCGATACGACCCACGCACTCATCCTTTTCTCCTCTCTCCCGCCAGGCGGGATTCTCAGACGGGCACCCCACAGGAGCGTGCCCATCGGTAGAGCGGCTCGTAGTTCACTATCCACGCGCCGCGTTCGTCGTCGTTGCGTCGAGGCGGCGGATTGGGGATCGTCCCGCGGCCTCCCTCTCCATCCCAGCGGAATAGCTCCGCGTTGATCATGGCGTCGATCTCTGCGCGGTTCTCTCGTATGAAGTCGCGCAGCGTCATCAGAACAGGACCAGGCTTGCCGCGTACAGTTCGTCGGAGAGCGTCATCAGCCGCTCGTACTCACCGTCGCGGATGGACGCACGGGCCGCCGATGACTTCGCCTGTTGCGAGGCATCCTCGAGCGCGATGCGCCACATCGCCCAATCGTCCGGCCAGATCTTCTGATTGAAGACGTCGACCGCCGCCTCAACTGCCTTGAGCACGCGCGCCGGATCGCCCGAGTTCTTCGCACGCGTGAGCGCGGACTTGAGCTTCGCGTACTCCTGGTTCGTGATGTACTCGCGCTTGGGCAGGGAGGCTCGCAAAGCCTCCTGTCGCGCGAGCTGCTCTCTGTAAGTGTTCATGCGACAGCCTCCGTAATCGGTGTGTGGTCGCAATCGCCGCAGTTGTCGGGTTGCCCGCATTCCGGGCAGAACTCCTGCGGCCAACGCTCCTGCGCGTGCTGGGCGCAGAAGACCGCCGGCGTGTACGAGAGCGAGTCCGACTCGTCGAGTTGCACGAGCCGTATGGCATCCCAGACGAGCGTGTCGAGCCCGGGCGCAGCGAGCACAGCCGTAATCGGCTGCTCCGCGTCCGAGTCGGGCATATCCGGATACGTGGCGCGGGTGCAGTCCGCGCAGTGGTGATAGAAGGGACTGGCGTCGCCTGTACCCACGAATCCCGCGCGGAACGGTACGGGCGGAGTGAGGATATAGAGGGCGCTGTCAGTCATGGCGACCCTCCGCGAGCAGCCGCCGCGCATCCTTGATGTAGGTGCGGGGGTAGAGCCAGAGCTTCTCGGGCTCGCCCCATTGCTCCGTGGCGAAGGCTCTCGCACGAGGTTCCGCCTCGGACTTCAGTCCCGTCCCGACGATAAACCGCTCGAAGCGAAGCGGGTTGCCATAGACGGCGGTACAGAAGGTGAAGTCTCTCGCCTCCACCTGTTCGAGCGTCAGCATGACGCCTCCTTTTCGGTTGAACTACTGGGCTAACGACATTCTACGTGCCGGGTCTATCGTCCGTCCAGTGCAACCGAGACGAAGAGCACGCAGTAAGCGAGGAAGGCCGCGGCGGCGTGCCACGGCCCTCCGAACATCGGGCTTGAGAAACCGAGCGCGAGCAACGTGACGAATCCGAGCTCCTTGACCCCGAATAGCTTTCTCAGAGTGAGAACGAGCTCGATGCGATCACCGATACTCGGCAGCCGTCTCATGACAACTGCCCCGCCACGTTCTCGAGCTGATGCGAGAGCGTCTGCAGTGAGTCGCGGATCGCCTCATCCGCATTCTGGCGTTCGACGCGCTCCGCGCCGAGTTCCTCGCGCAGTTCGCCGATGCGCTGGTCGAGCCAGCGCGTGACGACTTCTTCGAGACCTTCGATCGCCTCGACTGGGATGCGGGTCAATGTGGCACCTCCTTCCCGCGCATATAGATGGGGCGACCCTCGTCGAACACGAGGCCGATCAGGGTGTCGAGCTTCTGCGCGGTCGCGAGCGTCGCGTGGATTTGTGCGAGCCGCAGGTGGTAGTCAACCGCGACACGTCGATAGTCAGGATCGACGTTGTCTTTGTTCGCCCATTCGTCGGCTTTGTCGATGTGGGTGAGCGCCTGCTCGTGCTCGTCTTGCAGGACGCGGTTGTCCATTGTGTGCTCTCCTTTCGGTCGATTCTCAGCCTGATAACGTCTGAGTCAGGGCATCGAAAAGCATCCCTCTCGGGATGCCCTTCCGTCAATAACCGATCGGTGGGTCACCGGTTGTGCGCCCGAGATAATCGGGATCGAGCATGTCGCGCAAGGCATCGGGGACCCATACAGCTTCATGTGGAATCCCTGCTTGGTCGATGATGCGCTCGCCTAGATTTACGATGATTTCGGCCAGTCGATAGGAGTCGAGTTCATTTTCGACTCCGAGATAATCATCGTCGAGCGTGCGGATTTTCGCGGCAGTGAGGAATGCGTCCTCCGCGATGTGCCGGAGCGTGTTCTGCTCCATGATTCCTCCTTCGGACGTGCATGAGCGGTCCCGGACCGCACAATTGCCGGTCCGGGACCGCTTTTTGGGACTATGCCAGCTTGTCGAGCGCCGAGCGGAGCTTGCGTACCGCGCGATCGCCGACGAACTTCTCCGCATCCTTCTGCGAGATCTCCCCGCCCTTGACGAGCGCGGCGATCTCGGGCCCGGTCTTGCCGGGAAGATCGGAAGCCGTGGTAGACATAGCGGACTCCTTTCGCTGTCGTGGAGCGCCGGGATGACGACTCCGCGCGCACTCATTCAGAAAGTGAATGAGTGACGCGCAGCGGTCAGTACCCCATGTCGTCGAGCATGGCGGCTGCGCCGTCCATGTCGTCGCCGAGCAAGTCGTACAACGCGCCTGCGGCCTCCTGGCGCGTGAGCCCGAACGTGCGATCGACTTCCGTAGAGGGCGTCGAGCACTTCGCACCGAACGACGCGAACACCCCGCAGCCGATGCGCTGGAACTCCTTCCTCACCCGCTGGAACACCTTGTCGTAGGCGTCCGAGTCGTAGGCCGTGTTCTTGACGCGAGCCTTGAGCGATCCGTAGGGATCGTCCTCGATGTAGTACGGCACGCCGTACTCGGCTTGCGCCTCGTCATGCAGCGAGTCGAAATCCCAGGGCTCGCCGCAGTGTGGGCAGTACAGATCCATCAGATCCTCCTTTACGAGTGCGTGTATCCGTCCTTCTCGATGCCGATGAAGATGTTGGGCAGGTAGACGCCCAGGTACTCGCCTCCGTCGATGCGAAGCGGGCCGTCAACGGTCTCCCATTTTCCATCCGCGAGAACGTTGTCCCGCAGCGCGTGGAACTGCTCGTCGGTCATCGAGCGGAGAGTCCCAGCGTTGATCGTGAGATCGACGTACGGCTTCATTGCTCCTCCTTCCTCCGATTCTCAGACTGAGAATCAGTTCTCGATGTACTTGGCACCGTGCTCGCGTGCCAGGGCTTGTGCCTCCTCGCGTGAGCCGTAGTTGCGTACCCGGTGCCTCCTCCTCTCTATGCCGATTCTCAGTCTGAGAAACGGGGAATCGGACGACTCCGCGCCCCGCCTATACGGGACGCGCAACCGTGCGGGTTGCCTTGCGGTGCAGGCGTCTGCTCTCGCACAGATCGCAGAGCTGCCCGTACTCGTGCGGCATGTCGCAGGCACGGCAGAACGAGACCTCGGCGAGACGTGCGCGGACGCGCAGATCTCTCTCGACGCGTATCCGGCGACGAAGCGTGCTAGTCATGATCTCTCCTTTCCGGAGCCAGGGGCTCCGCGCCCCGCCGCCCGTCCGAGGGGGGAGACGCGACGGCGGGACGCGCAGCGCCTAGACGCGGCGCAACTCGTTGTTCGTGTAGATCCAAGTGCGCCCGTTATCCCAACGAACGAACTTGCGCCCGACGTACTCGTCGTCGACGACCGTGCCCTTGTAGCGGCGCGTCTCGTCAGAGACGAGAACAACGCGGTCGCCTCTGGCGAGCGGCGCTTCCTGCGTGGACATTGGACTCCTTTCGCGCGGACGGTTCTCAGTCTGAGAACCGGAGGCCGGAGCCTCCCGAAGTGCCCCTGAAACCGCAGTCCCAGGGGCACAACAGCAGCATCCAGCCTTACCCTAGGGCGTGTCAAGCTCAGTCCCGCCAGCGGGACTGCCGCGCATGAGTGCGGCGCACGCAAACCTCATGTCGTCATCACGCTGGAACTCGATGCTGAGGTCCTCGTACTGCGTGAGCCCACAGTCGTGGACCTCGAGCTGGACGAGTCGCGTCTCAAGCTTCGAGTAGCGGCTCTGCTCGTAGTCCCAGGCGCGTGCGAGCGCGAGCCCGAATGCGACGACGAGGATAAGCGCGATGAAAGCTTTCATCGCTGTATCTCCTTTCCGAGCGCCGGATAGCGCTCTGGGCCGGTTCTCAGGCTGAGACTCGACCCACAGGGCTACAACACGAACTCGATCTGCTCGAGCGGGACGAAGCCGGCGAAGGGACGCGTCCAGACGGAGAATCCGCTTCCCTGGTAGAGCCAGTCGTTCGCCGAGCCGATCGGCGTGTCCTCATCGTCCAGGACGACGCCCACGCGTGCCCCGGGCGCACGCTCGCGTGACTCCTGCGTCAGACGGACGCGAAAGCAACCGCCGGCGAGGGCGTGATGGACGGCGACGAGCGGGCTCGTGCGGTCGGTGATAGTGGCCATGAGTGGCCTCCTTTCCGGAGCGCGTAGCACTCCCGCCCCCCGCGGCGTGCGCGAGGAGCGGCAGGGCTAGAAGGACCTCACGAGCTCAAGCGGAGCCACGTAGGCCGCGTCGAGCGGGACGAGAATCCGCATCGCAGTCTCGTGCGGACAGCCGCGCTCGGTCAGTCGCGCCGCTTCGTGCGGATCGACTCCCCAGTTGAGCAGGGTGACGACCTGTGACCCGTTGAACCCGAGGTTGACGAAGCACTCCGCGTGCCAGCGTTCGACGCGTTCCTCTTCGTCGGGGCTCATCGGAAACTCCTCTCTGGAGCGCGGCCGAATTCTCAGTCTGAGAATCCGTGTCCAGCACTCCGGGCGCATCCCCCTCCCGGGGGACGACCCGCAGGGCTAGCGCCTGCGCTTATGCGGCCGATCAGCCAAGTGCCCGCGATCGGCCTCGCGTCGCCGCCAGACATGGACCGGGAACAGCTCGAGCTGCTCCTCCGCGCCAGGACGTCCGGCTCGCTGCCAGGCGTCCCGCGCGCGAAGGCAGGCCGCCATAGCCTCGCGTCTCACCAGACGCGCAGCGAATAGCGGGCGAAGCGGTCCGCCCACTCCTCGCGTCGAGACTGCCGGCGCCAGTCGACGAGGTACCAGACAGTCCAGGCGTAGGCGGCTGTGCCGAGGATCGCCAGAGCGATCATCGTCGCCTCCTTTCCGGATTCTCACACTGAGAATCCCAGGTCGCCGCGTGCGCGAGAGGCGCACGACGGCTCTCTACATTGTCGCTGCCGTATCCTTGACGTGTCAAGTTTCGCATCGCCGCGTGACGCGTGCGCGCGAGGGACACCTTTCTATCCGCGCGCGCGAGGATCAGGGATCGCCAGGGCTCGAGCTCGAGCCGCTCCGCTCAGGGGAATCCGGCCGGACCAAAGAGAAGGGCCCCGGTCTCCCGGGGCCCTGTCTGAAAACTCCGCTCGCGAGACTCGGTGAACTACCTGGACAGAATCGCGACGCCCAGCATGGGCAGCGCGATCAGTGCAAACAGCGTGATGATGACTGCGGCGACGATCATTAGCCGATCGCCGCTTCGATCAGGTCCCGGCCGGGTCCGTCGGACCCGACGAGCCGCAGCGTGGCAGACATGATCGCCTTGGCAGCGGTCTCCTCCACGCCGTACTCGTTGTGCCATTGCCTGAAGAACGGGACGAGATGCTTTCGAGTGGCCTCGACCGCGGCCGGATCCAAACGGACCATCTCCGCGGGGGAGTCCTTCTCCTGAGCCTCCGCACCAGACTGCGGAGTCTCCTCCGAGTCGGGGTCGGTATCGGCACCGTTCTCCTGTGCCTGGCGGATCCGCCCGACGATGGCGTCTGCCTTCGCCTGCGCCTGCTCCTGTGTCGGGAAGGTTCCCCCACTCGTGAGCGACGCCCACGCGCGGCGGATCTTGTCCTCCGCCTTCCCTCGCTCCTTGTCCGTCTTTGCGGTCTTGATGACCGCGTAGAAGGGGACGAGGGTCAGGTAGCCGGGCAGGTCCTCAGGCTTCGCGGTCTCCTCGAATCCGAGGACTCGGGCGATCGCTCCCGCCTGCCGGACCTTGTACAGGATCGAGTCGGAACGGCCCACGAGCGGCCGTGCCCAGACTCGCCAATCGCGCCCGTAGTCAGAGACGCGGAATGCACCCTTGTCTACACGAATGCCGACGCGGGTGAAGAGGCGTCCGACCATGGACTCGGCACGGTCGATCCGCTCCATGTCGGAGGTGATCGCCCGTTCGAGCGGGACGAGTGCCTCGTTCTGCTCGGTCTCGGCCTGTGCTGACTGCTCGGCAGTCTCCTGCTCGGCAGTCAGGACGTCAGTCTTGCTCATTGTGACTCCGTTTCCAGGGGAGTAGTCCCCTAGTGGGAGCCTCGCGAACTGGAGTTTTCAAGGTTCCTGGAGTCTGCCCGCCTCGGTGGTTCCTAGTGAGGGAAGATCCCTCGGACTCGTCCCCGAAGGTAGTCGGCTCGCTCCGTGCTGCCTGCCTAGTATGAGGCCTCACCTATCATCTGTCAAGTCTCTAGGAGGGAATCCTCCCCAGCCCGCTCCAGGCCTGGAGTTATCAGTCTGATAACGACTCCCGGGACTGCGCCGTCGGCGCGCCCCGATGCTGCCTTGGGCAGTCTCGATCTCCGCTGCTCCCGATGAGCCCGGCCGCTTGAAGGGGGAGCGCGAACTCCCGCTCTACACACACCATATTTCCACCAAACACCCTACATACCCAGATACCTTGAAATCTCAATACCCAACTGCTACGGTATCTCGAATGCCCGATACCGAGGTATCTGAATCCCCCGCTACCGAGCCCCTGCAGCAGGTCACCTTCCGCATGCCCGCCTCCCTGCACCGCCGGCTCAAGGTCGCGCTCGCCTACGACGGGCGCACGATGCAGGAAATCCTGAACAGCATGATCGACGCCTGGGTGCGCAAGGCCGAGACCGATCGTGGATGAGCTCGTAGAGGCACGCCTCAGACTGCTCAGACATTGCCAAGCCCTTCTACACGAGAACGAGCAAGCCATTCCCGTGATGAAAAAGCTGCGCCACAAACCCTGGCGCTGGCACAAGCTCAACTGCATGCTCGGCGAAGCCGAACAGCGCAACCGGGAAGTCAAGGAGCTGCTGGAACACATCAGATGGCTCAGGCGCCAGCATGGAAAGTTCCAGCTGCGGCAGATCAGGTGAACGAATTCGACGATCTGCTCGAAGAATCGGGCGCGGAGCCCACTCCACCTGCCGCACCCGCGCCCGAGAAAGCTGGCCTAGCCCCTGCCTCCCCGGGCGGGGCTAGGGCCAGCCAAGCCGACGACGCGGAGTCATCCGTCCATTGGGAGCGAGCCGAGCCGAGAGAGTCATCCGTCGCCTGCAAGCGAGCCACCTCGAGGAAGCCACCCGTTGAAGCAGAGCGAGCCGTTTTTCGCGAGGCATCCGAAGCCGAAGAGCGAGTTGAGAAGCAGGAGCCATCCCTCCAGCACGAGCGAGCCGTCGAAGTTGAGTCGTCCGAGACTAAGGAGCAAGCCGCCGCTGAGAAATCACCCGGGGTCGCCGAGCGAGCCGGGATGCGAGAGCAATCCGTGAGTCCAGAGCGAGCCGTAGTAGAGGAGTCATCCGACTGTGAGGAGCGAGCCGCTGATAGTGAGTCACCCGCAGGCTGTGAGCGCGCCGAAGGAAAGGAGTCACCCGCGACATGCGAGCGAGCCGGACGTCGGGAGTCACCCGTATCTATGGAGCAAGCCGTCAGTGCGGAGTCACCCGTCCAGCGGAAGCGAGCCGTCTGTGCTGAGTCATCCGCGACAAGTGAGCGAGCCGTCGATGGTGAGGCATCCGACACGAGAGAGCGAGCCGTACCAGCGAAGTCACCTGGCCGACGGGAGCGAGCCGATAAAGGAGAGTCACCCACTCCTGGCGAGCGAGCCGCCGGTGCCGAGCCATCCGTCGCGAATGAGCGAGCCGTGCGACTGGAGGCACCCGTCCGAAGCGAGCAAGCCGCGGGTCGAGAGCCACCCGCCATGGAAGAGCGAGCCACCTACGCCGAGCCACCCGTCGCGCACGAGCGAGCCGAAGACGGAGAGAAACCCGCACTCGGTGAGCGAGCCGAGCCTGCTGAGCCATCCGTATCGCTGGAGCGAACCAAGACTCGCCGCAGCACTTGCCTTGCCACTGCGCCGGCGGGGACGATATGCAAGCTCTGCGGGAAAGTGCATCCACTGCCGAAGGGCAAGCATATGCGCATCCACATTCCCTCCCCTGAGCGCTCCGTGCGCCCGGACCCGAAGCGAAAGGAAAAGCGATGAGACGCACGTACTGGGAAGTCATCTTGCCGGGAAAGGACTCCGGCGAGCGCTTCGATGACCGCGACCAGGCCTTCTCCGCGGCCGTCGACACGCTTCCGGCGGAAGGCACCTTCATGTCTTCGCGCACAGTGCGCGTCGAAGAGCGCGTACTTCTCGAGAGCGCGGATATTTGTACTCGCAGCTTCACAGTGATGGTTTCCCAGCAGGCGCTGATCCGGGAGGCCGAGCCTGCATCCGCGCCAGGCATCTCCGCCGACTACGCAGATTCCGCCGAATGAACGACTGGGTGCTTCGCCTGCGCCGCTTCCAGCTCTACCGCTGGTGGAAAGTGAAGCATCTCGTCTGCGACGTTCTGGAAGCCATGCTCGCCTCCGAACCGGAACCTATCTCGAACGATCTGGGGAACGCGCTGGGCGCGCTCCAAGATGCAGTCGAGCGGCGCCGCTAGTCGTGAGAATTGAGACGCCCGTGGCGGGTGAGCGAGTCGAAGCCAGCGAGACCACCATCAACCCTGAGCGAGCCGTCGCAAACGTGACAACCGTCTGGAGTGAGCGAGCCGCGCTGCGCGAGTCACCCTCTTCCGAAGAGCGAGCCGTATCGAGCGTGACAACCGTCCGGCGCGAGCGAGCCGACGCGCTGGAGATACCCGGCGATGACGAGCGAGCCGTACTTCGGGAGTCACCCGAGGTACATGAGCGAGCCGCGATCAGCGCGTCACCCGTAGCGCCCGAGCGAGCCGTCCTCCCAGAGCCATCCGAGAACTGGGAGCGAGCCGTCGATGTTGAGCAAACCGAAGGTTGGGAGCGAGCCGCGTGCAGAGAGATGCCCGGGATGAATGAGCGAGGCCGAGAAGCTGGCGTCACCCGAAGCAGCGAAGCGAGGCGGGGAAGGAGAGTCAACCCGTCAGGACCGAGCGAGCCGTCGATGCTGAGCAAACCGAGACGTGGAAGCGAGCCGCCCACTTGGCGCCACCCGTGGAACTAGAGCGAGCCGTACTACGGGAGACATCCGTATCTACGGAGCGAGCCGTCGCCGTTGAGAACACCGTCAGTATCGAGCGAGCCGTGGATCTGGAGCCAACCGTCGTGGAAGAGCGAGCCGTCGCCGTTGAGCCAACCGTGAAGTACGAGCGATCGAAAGGAGCCCCATGACTACCACCGAGATTCCCGACAACATTCTGCAAGTGCTGAAAGGCGTAACCGTCTCGCAGGCAGAGAGCGGGAAGCCTGTTCTCATCTGTCTACACCGACAAAGGTGTTCGGGATGAGCGCGAGCAAAAAGGGCGAAGTCGTGGACATGCCGCCGATGAGCGC